AATAAGCAGAGAGAATTCCCCCTTTGAACGTCTATTGCAGTTTGAAAACCGCTGTGATATACTGAGCGCATAAAATATTTTGTAGGAGGTTAGCACCATGCCGAGAACCAAGGGAAGCAAGAACAAAGTGAAAGCTGCTGCCAATGACTATGAGGCTTTGATTGCCCAGGCGCAGAAAGAAAAGGAAGAAGCGGAGGCCGAAGTTGCCAAGACCAATGCCAACATTGAGGAGCTGAAAACCGACCTGCAATCCATGAAAGAAACCTTGAAAATGCAGAAGGCGGATGTGAAGGCCGCGGAGAAAAAACTGACCAAGCTGGAAGAGAAAAAGGCCAAGGCGGACATTGCTGCTGAGGCGGAAGCAAAGAAAATTCAGGCGCAGGAAATGATCAACCAGCTGCTGGCAAACGGCATAAGTGCTGATGAGATTTTGGAAAAATTAAAGTAATGGGATGAACCGTGTGGGTGGTTGTGCCTGCACGGTTTTTTGTTTGTGAACTGAGGTGCCAGGTTTGAAAACTACGAAGATAAAGTGTTAAAGTTCTTACTGAATAAAAGAACAAAACCAGTGGTACATAATGGCTACAACAAGTTCGTCCACCCACCAGTATCTTTCATAAAAGCTTTTATCTTCGTAGTTTTCATCCGGACCAAATACACTTTGAAACCATTCCTTTACGGAGCTGAACCAGTTAAAAATTTTATCTGACAGAGTTTGTTTCACATGGATCACCTCACAGCTCCCAGTAAGATTTGACATCTTTACCGATTTCAACTGATAACTTACGAGCAATCAGGCGGGCGTGGTTGTACTGGGCTTTAATACCGTAAAAATAAGAAGCATCCAGAAAGGACAGGCTATCTTTGGCAACAGCCTCAGCTGTTTGAATGTTCTTATGGTTTTTACGCAAAAGATCGTCCTGATAGAGCTGTAACAGGCGCAGCAGTTCTGATTTTTCTGATAATGTCATAAATAATAAACCCCATACCCACCCGCGCGTTAAGAGCGCAACCTTTAATGTTTTTGTTACTTATTTAGAGCGTTGATTTGATCCATCAGCTCACGAATTTCAGCGGTTTCCTGAACGGGTTCTGCGGATTCCAGAAAGAAAATGCTATGTTCGGTTGTGATGGCAAGCTTGGCATAACCTATATCAAGGATAATTTCAAGCTCTTTAACAAGGCTGGTATGTAAGAAGCCAGACTTGGAAGCGCCGAGGTTGTCTTTGGAGTATTCAAACCAGGCAGGATAGCCGGGGCCAAGGAAAGAAATACCCTTGAAGGTGCTGCCGATGCGGCGAAGGTAATCGTCCTCGGTGCGGGTTATGATACCATCGGGGTATGTAATGTCTGACATAACCCAGGTGGGAGAGATTTTTTCAAGGGCGTTTGGGACAAAAGTAAGATTCATTAAGTGTTGCCTCCGATAAGGTTATGCTCCCGCAAGAAGATTACAAAGTCGTCCATAGATAGGTTTTCTTTGAAGAAATTAAAGTCATAATCCTTAGTGGAACATTCTTTGTACTGCGTTTCAACAGAAACAGGTGCTTTGAAATTTTCTGCCGTAAAAACCCAGTCAAAAGTTCCATAAAATTTAACAAGTGGTTTATGAAGGAACATTGATTTATCACAGTAACAGTGATTGCTCCAGGGATACTTGCAAGAAGCTACAGAATCATAAAATTCATAAAAGGTTCCAAAACTGTCAAGGTGTTTAGTTGGTTCACCCTCTAAAAACAACAAATCACTAGCAAAAATGTCATTTGATCCGTCAGAAATCAATATATACTTCGCAGAATAGAGTTTGTGCATTACTGTTCTCCTGTGCTGTTTTAAGATTCAGGAAAGTGTACTTTTGTTACGGCGATGGGAAACTCCTCAATCTCCGATGCCCAAACGCATAACTCTTTGCGCCCAGCGTGTAGCTGTGCCCATACATACGGGAAACCGCCGATGCCATCGAACAGGCTGCCGAGGGTGGCATTATCCGGCAGACGGTCAGCGATACCACCGAGAACGTAGTACCACTGCGGCAGGGCGATGGAGTTGCCCAGCGCTTTATATCGGGGCGTGTCAGCGGGTTTGTGAACCTTGCCTTTGCTGTCTACCCATTCGCCGAGGTCTGTCCATCCATCGGGATAACCCTGCAGGCGCTCACACTCGGTAGGAGTCAGGCGGCGAACAATCCAGCGGATGATTTTTTCAATTACGACAGCAGTATAATCCGTAATTCGGCTGTTGTGGTCACCCGTTATGGTAGGGGATAGCATACCATCGCCGTTGCCGCGTGCGTCATAGCAGACAATATTCGGATCTTTGTAATCCCGACTGCGGATAGCCGGAGAGCAATCATTGCAAATAACCATGTTTGGCTCTGTGGTGGCGGCGTAACAGTTGATCGTGTTGCCCTGAATACAAAATGTCGGTTCGGCCACAAAAAGCGTCTGATCTTGCAAGGTGGAGAGGGTGGCGCTCTTTTCGGTCTGCACCAACGCACCTTTGCCGCCGCCCTCGCATCCAGAACGGATTTTCAAGGTATAGGCACATGCAGGTTTATTCCCACCACATTCAGCATTAAGAGTTGGCACTAATTCTTCGGCATATCCGATACTTCGTGCCTGCTCACTATTTCCTAACTTGAACGCACAAACATTGTTTACTTCGGCATATACTCCATTTGCTGTTCCAGCGCCATTTTCAACAGCTCCGGCAGTTGCTTGCCCCGGCGTGATGCTCGGCGCAAAATGCCCTCGCAGGCTTTCCGGCTCAAATAATATTTCTCCGGCGCGTTGACCTGTAAGATCGAGGACAAGCGAGATACGCAAACGACGTTGGGGAACACCCCAGTACTGGGCGTCCATGGTTCGCCAAGCAAGGCTCCATCCACTACCTGATACCTCCCCCGCTTTACTCCATTTTGATTTTGGAGGTTCAGGAAGAGAAATGGCTGGTTCTTTGATTCGGATAAGTTCTTCCAGCACAGCGAGGAAATCTTTTCCTTTGTTTGAACTGAATGCTCCGGGTACATTTTCCCAGACTGCATATTTGGGATATTCTCCATTGGTTGCCTCCTGCATTTGTTTAATAATCCTGACGGCTTCCATAAAAAGTCCGCTGCGTTGACCGGCAAGACCAGCGCGTTTTCCTGCGATACTAAGATCCTGACAGGGCGAACCAAATGTAATTACATCCACTGGTTCGATTTTAGAGCCGTCAATTAAGGTAATATCGCCGAGATGTTTCATTAAGTATTACCTCCTGTAGATCCAAATCCTGCAACGCCGCGGTCGGTATCAGGGAGTTCTGTGACCTGGGTGACGGTGCAGTGGACAACGGGCTGGATGACCAGCTGGGCGATACGATCCCCGATGGCGAACGCCTGAGGTTCATTGCTGTAGTTATGTAAGGCCACGATGATTTCGCCAGTATAGTTTTCATCAATGACACCAACCATATTGGCTGGGGCGAGGCCGGTTTTGGTGGCAAGGCCGCTGCGGGGATAGACAGCGCCGAATGTGCCGTGGGGCAGCTTGATGGCGATGCCGGTATGTACTTTGGCGGTCATGCCAGGCTGGATAATACAGGTGGCAACGATAACGGTACCGGGTGCTTCCACACTGATGGCGTGCAGATCCAGGCCGGCGTCTGTGGGGTGAGCATAGGAGGGGAGGGGGATGTCGGGGGCAAGAGGTTTGACGGAAAGTTCATCCTTAAAAACGACATCGCCTTCATCCAAGACGGCCTGAGAAAAATCTCCAGGGATAGTATAGTTTACATACGGAGTTTCATAGTGCATAAAGTACTTCCTTTACTTATACAGACCAATCATCTGGCGGCGAAGATAGCTGAACCAGGCGCGGCACATGGCGCGGTAATTGGGCTTGACCAAGGGAACGGGTGCCGGAGTGGTCACGGGTTCGGGAGTTGCGGTCGGTGCCGGAGTAGCTGTGGGTTCAACAGTCGGTTCCGGGGTAGGTTCCGGTGTGGCAGTGGGTTCAGTTGTGGGAGCAGGGACGGGGCCGCGCCACTGAGCATAGAGGTCCATATTGCCGGTACAGACATATTCCTGATGAGGGGAGTACCAGGTGCCGGAGCCATCCGACTCTGTATTCCAGCCATTGAAGGTATTAGCGCCATAGGTAGGTTTGGAATCAATGATCTGATAGGTTTTGCCTTCCTCCTGCTTGAATTCTTTGGTGGCGAAAGAATAAGTTGGGCGGGACCAGTTGCTCCACCAGCAGCCGCCATTGGCGTGATAGGTGACGGTGTAAGTGGTGGCGGCGGTTTCGGGCGTGGAAGACTCAGCATAGGCGGTGGCGCTGAGCCGGGGGCAGAAAACAATCAGAACAAGCGCCGTGAAGAACGCTGAGAAGAGCACACCAAAGCGAAAAAGTTTGTTGCATTTATTAAGATTCATAGTTAATCCTCCTTGAGGTAGAGGCCACAATGGCACTGGCCGGAAACCTGAGAACGAAATTCCTGACACATACATTTGTTGGCCGGGATATGCTCAATGCGACAGGGACAATAGCCGTTATTGGATTTGATGGAGGCGCGGAATTCTTCGACCTCCTCTTTTGTCCAGCTTGGGTTTGTAATAATTTTCATTTGTACTCCTTTTGAAACAGGATTGTTTTATCAATCGGTACATTTCCTCTGAGTTCATAAAAACGCTGGTTCGTTTTTGGATTGTCAAGGCCACCAAATTCAGAGACATACGGGCCAACCTTGATAAAATTGAAGTATGCGCCGTAATTGCACGGTCCACCGTCATACATCAGATGAACAAAACTTGGGTAGTCAAGACCTGTGTAGAGGCATGTTTTCAAGTTGTACCGATGTGCGATTTCGCATGCCTTCAGTAGTTCGATTTTGTTCTGGTCGCCGCCCATAAAACACACGCAGGTAATCATGGACCGGTATTTATTGATGACCGATGGAAGATTCTCCAGCAATGTGTTGCCGCTATACTCCCATAAAAATTTGGAGTGGCAGTCAGGGCAGTGATGCGGACAGCCTGTGATATCAAACACAAGGCTTATCTCACCGGGAACCTCTTGGAATGTTACATCATAGTGACTATACAGAAGCGGTTTGCAATCAGTCTGCATAATAGCGCTTCGCTGCCTCCTTTTGACGGGCTTCGGAGAAGCTGGATACGCGCTTGAGATAACCAATGACACGGGTTGCATAGTCCAGGTTTTCACTGCCGCACTTTGGGCATTTATGCAGGTGGTGTTTAGAAATGTGTCCGCAGTCATTGCAGATGGTATTCGGCACATTCACCGTCCAGTAGGGGCACCCGGTTTTGATAGCCACATCCATCAGTTTGCGGTACTGCTCCTTATCCAAATGTTCCTCCAGATTCAGATGCAGAGCGCTGCCGCCGTCCAAATACTGTGTCATTTTGGAGCCGTGAAGCATGAATTTATCAAGCGGCTTGGTAGGATCTTCGACAACATAGAAGTAACTGTTGTAGCAGTCACGCGGAACTACGAAGCCATCCTGCTTATCCCACTTTGCGTTCTTGACACCAAGGTTTTCAGCGGGGACATATTCTGTGTTAAACATAATGCCGTCAGAGCGATCTGCCTTGTTCTCGTCATAGATGACCTTGAGCACTTTGTTCGTAAAATCAACATAGTTTTGGTCATCCGGGGAGATGGTGTAGCCAAGGAATTCACAGCCCTCAACAAAGCCGTTAATGCCAATGGTCAGGAACTGCTTATCCAAAGAGATATATCCGGCATCGTAGATAGGGAGCAGCTTTGCATTGAACTCGTCCTTCAAAATTGCGTTCCATGCCTTGAGATAAACATGGATGTCTTTGACTTGTTCACGAACGGCCTCGCAAATATCACGGCCATCGGCAGCAGCAGTCTGAATTAGGCGATTCATATTGATGGTGATAACACCCTTAGACCCAGTAGCCACGCCGCCAGCACCAAGAGTATAACTGAAGGTATTGTCGCTCATTTCATTGCGCAAACGGCAGCAGGATGCCAGAGAGTCCACACTATTGGAACGATAGATAAAGAAGCTATGGCCTTTAGAAAGCATCTCGGCAGCATTGTCAGCCCATTCTTTATCGACATAATCAGTGCCATCATCCAGCAGGTTCAGAGTCTCGACAGGGAAGGTGAGAATCTTCTTCAGACGCTCCTGATTCAGCCATTCCATAAAGCGCTTTTGCAGCCAGGATACAGACTCCCACTGCATTTCTGTGCCATCGGGGAATACGAAATCAGAGAACATGCCTTCAAAATACGGCTTGTCGAAGTATGCGCAGTTCCAGAAGATGGACTGGAAATTACGAGCAGCGGCAGGCTGATTCAGAGAATAGACGACCTGCTCAAACTGGTCAGTAATAACCTTGTCGATGGTGCGATGACGGCTGGAAAGATCAACGACCTTATCAGCGTGCAGGTAATAATCGTCGCCATAGTCCTTGCGGATAAAGTAATCAAGATACGAGATAAACTCAGGGGTGGCAACTGCACCGGCAAACTGAGATGCAATGGCAAAGCACAGGTTGATAAATTCACCGCAGAAGGAATCAAGGTTGTGAGGAGCAGATGAGCCGCCGCCGATGCTTTCCAGACCATTGAACAGGAACGGATACATGGTAATGGAGACGCAGTACGGCAGGCACGGATTTGTTTCGTCATGGCGGTAAATAAAATGATGGTCAAGCTGATAAATGTATTTGTCAGCATACTCCTGACCGTACAGCTCTTTGATTTTTTGCCACATGCGTAGACGGTTGATGCCGATACCGTCCTTTTTATAAAGCTCACCAGTCAAAGTGGTGACATTCTTGCATTCCACATTCGCGTTCGCATCAACCTTACTGCCAGTGGCTGCGTTGCTGGATGCGGCATATTCCTTGATAAAGTCAAGATACGGCTGATATTTTTCATATTGTTCGATAGCCATTACATACCTCCTACGATTTTGATTGCTTCTTTGAATCCATACTGCTGTTCGCCCACCTGCAGAACAGGCATCATATCCATGCCCATTTCAAGCATTTTCTGTACATCGGTAAACTCCGTATAGTGGATGCCTTTCTCCTGCAGTTTGTTTGCCAGAATCAGACAGCGCGGACAATGCGTGGTGTAGAGAATTACATTTTCCATAAACCCTCCTTGTAAATAATTTTTCTGTTGCTGTTTGGCGGCTGTTCTTATCGAGTGTGATTGTGACAGCGCGGGCAATGGGTTGTATACATGATGATGTTCATTCGGTATCTCCCTTCAATGTGGCGGCGGGAGCATCACGAGAGGCGAGGATGGTGTTGTCAGAGATATACTTGCTGTAATCAAACTGCGGAGTTGTACGATATGTAACGGCAGAAGCGGCCTGAGCGAAGGCAAAGGAGTTTGAAGCGTTTGCTTTTTCTTTGGACTTATCCAGCTCCATGACGGTGAGGACGCAGTAGTTGGCGAGATCCAACAGAGTATCGCGCAGAGATTCATTGACCTTGGCGGGGGCACCCTTGATAAGATTCATGAAGCGATGGTACTTATGGGAGATCTGGACAGCGGCGGTGATGATGCCGTTATCGCCAAACTCCTGATAGAGCTGGGAGAAGGAATTGCCGTAATCTGCGTTTTTGGATTTGAAGGTATCGCACATTTCGACCTGGATGCGACCAAAGCGCTGAACATCATTCATGAAGTAACCTCCTTATAAATACATAAAAAATTTAATTAGCCAGCCGGCAAAGAGGGCGACCAACGCGGGCGGGCAGAGACCGGCAAGAGTGCCGAGGAAAACACACAAACCATCCGGCAAAGACCAGGAATCAAAGCAGCTGGACTTGCCGTCAATGACGTTTTGAACATCATTCCGCAGAGGGATTTTGTGGGGGATGCCGGTAGTATCGACGATGAATTCAAGAGCCAGGCCGATGCCGGCTGCATGAAAGACGCCGATGGTGGGGATGGGGCCAATGGCTAAAAACCAGTTCCAAAGTTTGGATGCGGCGAACCCCCAGACGGGAATATGCAAAGCCCAGGCAGCAACGGCGCAGGCGTTAAGCTTTACAGCGCGGGTGGAATCAGTGAGGGCTTTATGGGCAACTTCAGACAAGTCCCGAAGAGCAGTTTCATCATCTTCCACCTGGTTGATATGTAGCTCGCAGGTTTTGAGGAGCTTGCGGATTTCTTCTTGGGTCATTCGGACGCCTCGATATCATTGAAAATTTCAGGGTAGACAGCCTGCAGCTCCTTGAGGACAGGAATCATGAGGGCGCGGATAGCGGGGTGGGCATCCTTGGCGGTGCGAAGGCGAAGGACTTCATGCCATTCGCGCAGGTTCCAGGTGCAAACGATCTCGGTTTTGAGGCAGAGGGGAAGGACATCGCGGGCTTCCTGCGGGGTGGCACCAGAGGTCAGCATATCCTGATACAAACCTTCGGCGTAGTTACAGGCGCTGATCCAATATTCACGAGTGTGGTCGGTATAACCGTGGTCAATGACTGTGATTTCATTGCCGAACTTATCTTTGCTGTAGTTGCAGTAGCGGGTGGATTCCTGGGCGTAGGAGCCGATACGGTGACGGACGATCTCGTTGGCAACGCCGCGGTCAGTGATGAATTTAATGGTCAGACTGATATGCTCGATCATGGCGTAATGATGATTTTTGCAGAGCGTGGCGACCATTTTGGAATCACTGCCGGGCTTGATGGCATCCTCGCTTTGATAGCAAGTACGGGCGATGCGCTCGATACGCTGCATGGTGACATCACGGTTGAGCGGGGTGATCCATTCGTGGGATTGAGGGATAATTTTCATTCGGGGTCGGCCTCCTGTAAGATAATGCAGTTGGATGGGTAGAGAAGAATATAATCTTTCTCCCAGGCATAACCGCGGTAGGTAGGGTTGGAAACTTTGACGCGGCAAGGGGTGAAACCGATTACAACATAAGTGTTCCAGTTGATGCCGCTGTTTTTATCCGTCTGCGCATAGGCAACGGTATCGCCGACATGGATTTCGCGGCCAATGGCATCGGTAATTGGTTCAGTCATGGGCGGCCTCCTGTTCGGGTTCGCGCTGCTTGATAAGATGGCCGATCCAGAACAAGCGCTTAGGGGTGACGGGATCTTCTTTCAGGCAGGCAAGAGTGTGGTTTTTGCGGAAACGAGGTTCAAACTCCAGAGTAAAAACGGTATCCGCATTGGAGAGAATGAAGTCTTTATAGTCCTGGCGAAGGATAGGCCAATCGGGATCATTTTGGATAGCGGTGAGATCGAACTTGACTTTATCGCCATCTTTGTAATCCAGGATATTGCCGGTGTTCTGATAGAGCCAGGCGATGGCTTTGCCGTTGCGCTTGATGTTGACGGCGTTTGCGATTGCTTTGTTTTTGATAAGATCACCTGCTTTGGTAAGAGTGAAAAGGTTGGCGGGCATTGAACGCTGCACGCTGGGCGGGTGTTAGATCATTGATGTTATAGGTAATGATGAGAGCGGAACATTTGGAAGCATAACTGCGGCAGATAGATTCAAGCTCTGCCTTGGCACGCTCTTTGCGGTGGAGTTCACGGGTAGTATTCATGGGGGCGGTGGATCAACTCCTTTAACGAGAAGATAGGTTTTGCCCTGGAGGGCGGCTGGGAGAAAGACCAGGCGGCCGGCAGCGATGACGAAGCAGCCGATTTGAAGGCGGGTGACGACCTGGTAGCTGCGGTGGGCACGGAGCAGGGGAGAGGCGGATGGATAATTGGAGAATAGGACGGCTTGCATCATGGCTGAACCCCCTCCAGGTGCTGTTTCATTTCGCGGTAGAGGATATCATGGATGAGCTTGCCGGAGGTTTGAGGTTCACAGAAAATGAGCTTGCAGTCATAGCGGGCAAGCCAGGTTGTGAGGCTGGCCACCATGGCGACAGGGGACATTTTGCTGCGGTATGTACCGGCGTAAAGCATTTCCCAGGTGGTGCGCTCAACAAGCAGATAGGTACGGGCACCGGCTGCTTTGGCGCGTTCAAATTCACGGGTAAAGCGAGCACGCTGGGAGGTAAAGCAATTTGCGATTTCGTCGCTGGACATCTTCCGTTCGATCACGACAATATTTTCCAGGCTGTAGGGAACGCCGGTGGGCAAGATGACCTTGGCAGAATAATCGCCAAAATTGAGCTTTTGCCGTTCGACTGGGCAGCCCATTTGCTGGATACGCTGAGTGAGCGCCGAGGTTTCGTGTTCGCGGGTATCAATCAGGATAGTAAAAGTTTCAAGGGCGGATTTGACAAAGACAGGTTCGATAATATCACCCCCTAGGAGAGGAACCACCAATACCAGCTGAAGGTGATGGCCGTGAGAACGAGTTTGAAGCGAGCATCACGAGAGAGGAACCGATCGTCATCGCTGGAGATGATGGTGACAACATAGATGACGGTATTGATGGCCGCCATAATGAAAGAAAAATTAACGTACATGGCTGTATTTATAAAGGAAGGTGTTGAAATCCGTTGTGGACTGGACCCAGCCGGTATCGGTGCGGGACCACTTGCCCTCCTGCTTGGTGCCAAGAACCTTGATGATATCGCCTTTAGCGATGGGGTTTTGATCCATGGTGGAGGGACGGATTTTGAAATTAACGGTTTGACCGGTTGCAAGCTGGTACAGTGCGATGGTCTTGTTTTTATATTTGCCGTCAATAGAGAGAATGTAGTGGTAGGTGGAAGCGAGAGAGGGGTTTTGGTATTGGAGGTAGCCAAGATTATCCATCTCGTACTGAAGAATATCGCTGACCGGAGTGATGATTTCTGAGGTTTCTTTGGCGCAGTGACGGACAATGCCAAGCCAGTCCACGTTGATGTATTTCTTTTCAGTTTCTTTCTCACATAAGGTGAGCATTGCATCATGGTCAATGAACGGGTCAACGGTTGCTTTGGAGAGCTGAATGGAATCACTGTACTTATCGAACAATTCAACCTGGGCTTTAAGCTGGTTGGGATTGCCGAACTCGTGGAAAAAATCAAGTTCAATCAGGATTTGAAGTTGGCGGGAATTGACCGAGGTTTTATGCTTGATATCTTGCAGGAGGCTGATAAAATCAGCGTAAGTGTTATCCCGTAGAGCATAAAGTTCACGGCCAATGCGCTTGTTAAGGTATTTGATGGAAGCCATGCCTTTATAGATGGCGCGATTGGCAACATCCGGGGTATATTGGTCCAGCGAGTGGCGGAAGCGGATGGGCATGATTTTGATGCCGCGCTGTGCTGCCAGAGTTGTACCGGCAAGGATTTTCTTTTGGTTGTCCGCGGTGTTGAGCAGAGCGGTAACGAATTCAACGGGGTAGTAATAGCGATAATAGGCACAGTAATAGGTAAGAATAGAGTAGCCAGTAGCATGATTCAGCAAAGTGTTATCTCAAGGGCTTTTTATCCCAAGATTCTTACGCTCAACGCGCAAGGTCAGCATATATTTTCATCTCAGTAAGATGGCGGAAACTCGTGGAGGAATTATTGCTTTCATAGTGACGCGCACCCTCTATGCGTTACAGACTGCATTAGATATTACAGCCCTCGGTGTTGCCCTGACGGAGTTCACCGATATATCCCGCTTGTTCGATACCTGTTACCAGGTAAAGCGGCCTGAATGTTTGACCGAACTGGTAGTTGCTACTGTCTTGAAGAATTTGAAGGAATGCTTTGGCTTCTTGTTCTGCCTGAGCGCGAGAACTGGAAGCGTGAGCACAGTAACCTTCTAAGATGCGGGGAAGAGCTTCTTTGATAGCTTTTTCATCCTTATGGCCGATAGCACGGCGAACAGAGTCAGCATCGCCGCCGGACATGCCGCAGATTTGCTGCAGGAAAGCAATGCTGCTCTCCTGGAAAATCAACCAGCCGAGAGTGTCCTCAAGTAGGTCGTCAATCTCTTTGGAAGGATTTTGGCCGCGTTCATGACGAAAGAGCTTGTCCCGATAAGATGCGCCGCCAGGGCGGATAGCAGCCGTTACAATGCTAAGATCCTTGATGGAGTGAGCATCGAATTTTTTAAGAGATTCAAAAGCAAAATCTTCCACGAACTGGAACAGACCATAAGGACTGGTTTTCATATCCGCCCAGACGGCAAGGTCATCAAAGTTGATCTGCCAGGTGTGAGGGTAGGGGATGTGAGCGAGCTTACAGGTTTCATCGAGCTGGGCAATTGTTGACAAACCGAGGATATCGTATTTGGCCAGACCCACAGCATGAGAGGCGTCCATATCCAGCGCAAGAACTTGCAGGCCGTCTTTATCACGGAAGACGCTGTAACGGTCATAAAGATCAATAGGGGCGATAATAATACCAGCGGGATGATGAGAGAGAGAAACGACGGTATCCTTGATGCCATCAAAGTAATAGAAAAGATCAGGATAATTCGTTCTGCAGGTTTCGGGGTTAGCATCATATTCGTCTTTGATTTGAGCGATACGATCGAGCGACCATGGGTTAGATTCTTTAGAGCCGGAGGAATTTACTTTTTGCCAGCGCTTGGCGAGGGCACGGCCAATTTCATCAATCGTACCTTTGTCGGATACAGTACCGAGAGCCAGTACATAGGCGCATTTGCGTTGGCCAAAGGATTCAAAGATGTGGTCATAAATCAGGGGGCGGTAAGCATCAGGAGTATCAATGTCCACGTCACCAATTTCGACACGGTTTTCATTACAGAAGCGGGAGAAGACGAGGTTCCAGCGAACGGGGTCAACGTCGATGATGTCTGTAACAAAAGCCGCACGGGAACCAGCCACAGAACCACGGCTGGGACCAATGGGGATATTCTTTTCATGTTTGGCCCAGATCATAAGGTCTGACATCGACAGCATGAAACCCAGCATGTTTACCTTTTTGAAAACAGCCAGCTCTTCTTCGATATCTTTGCGGAAGGCAGTGACTTCATTTTGGGGAATGATGCCCTTTTGGATCTTATCTTCCAGCATGGTGTGGGTGCGCTCGATGTAGGCTTTAGCATCGGACTCCACAGAGCCGGTCAAAATGGGGTAGCGGGCCTTGGTATTGAGCTTGAAACCCTTGTTGGAGTCAGCCAGACAGTTGGTGTTTTCAATCGCCTGCATCCAGACTTCACGCGGTAAGGAATCCTGCTGCTCAAAGGCCGCAACCAGCTGCTCGTAAGTTTTGAAGGTGAGGTCGAACTCATCTTCGCCAGTAAACTCAATACCTTTACCTTCCATGAGGACTTTGCGACACTCGGCTTTATATGTAGTGGAGCTGTGGGTATCAGTGGCCGCGATGAGGGGTTTGTGATACTTTTGAGACAGCTCATAGAGGTACTGGTTGAATTCGATCTGTTCTTTGCAGTTATGGTATTGAATCTCCAGAAAGTCGTAGCGTTGAATCAGCTGCTCATAACGGGCGGGGTCAAAATCTTCAACGTCCGCAGTGTAGTGATGCAGAGGGCTGGCAAGGCAGGCGGAGGTGGCGATGACGTTATCAGACAGGTTGTAGAATTCATCGAAGGTGACACGAGGTTTGTAATATTTATGATCTTCCCGATTGGAAAGACTGATAAGGTTATTGATCTCCATAACGCCTTTGGTGTTGCGGGCGATCAGAACCGTGTGGTAGTTATCGCGCAGCTTATGAGGCTTATCTTCTCCGGGAGATTGGTGAGTAAGGCGGTCGGTAAGATAACATTCAACGCCGAAGATGTACTTGAGGCCGGCTTTTTCTGCTGCCTGCTTTTTAGCTGTCCAGTTCAACAGGGTACCGTGGTTGGAGGAACCAAGGGCAGTCATACCACTTTGAACGGCCAGGTTAATGTAATCCTGATATTTGGTGCAGGAATCAAGAACAGAGCCTTCATCATCGTGAAGGTGATAGCAGAGGTAATTTGGACTGGAAATTTTTATTCACCTCCTGTAATTTATTTCAAAAGCCCTGCGAGGGCGGGGAACGGGTGGTCATAGGCGGCTCCTTGGTTAAAACAAATCAGCTTCGGTTTTGGGCGGGTCTGCGATGAGGGCCTGGGCGTTATAATCCCGGATGGCGGGGCAGATTTTGCGGTAATTGCAGAGGTTATTGCAGAAGAAAGCACATTCCTTATTGACCTTACGGGCAGGCCAGGGAGTGGTTTCATCCTGAGGCAGGGACTCGTAGACATCGGCAACCTTGTTGATATAAGTAAGAGCTTCCTGCTTGAGTTCCGGGGTATAGGGGTAAGGCTCTACAAAAGGTTTGATGACGAACTGTTGGGCGACCGACATGGGGAACCTGGGGCCGAGAAGATTCGTTTCTTTGAAATCCAGCATGGCAAATTCAATCTCGGCTTCATCCATACCGGCATCGCGGCAGGCGGATTCGACCGCGGGGGCGATGGTATCGTAAATTTTGGAGCGGTTGACGATGCGGATACACTGGGTTTTGTTGCGCGAACGGGATGTGGCATACCAGGTGTAACGGATCTCGACATACTTGAGCATGATCCAGGCGAGATTTTTTACTGTATAACCGGCCTGTTCCAATGCCATGGCGTAGATCACGAGCTGGCGGCCATGCTCCAATAGGGTAGATGGGGCGAATCGTGTGCTCGTTTTCCAGTCGTAAACCGACACAGAGCCATCGGGTTCCAATTTCATCAGGTCAATGTAACCTTGAATGGCGCGGGTAGGACTGACGCGGTAGATAAGCAGCTGTTCTGTTTTGAACTCGCCCCTAGGCGGGTAAAAGTTCTGGCAGAAGTGGGTCATATCCTTGATCCATTTTTCTTTGATGGAGTCATTGCCGCGAAAGTCTTTGGGAAAGGTAAGGCCGAGGGTTTCACATTCATCCAGGGCATTATGTAGGGCTGGAAGAAGGTCATCACAGGTTGCTTGCTGGTGAATCAACTGTTCCAGAACATCGTGCATAGAGCCACCTAACCGTGAATAAATACCGTCGATTCCTTTTTCATGTTTGATGTAGGAGTACCACGCCTGGAGTTGGCACTGCTCAATGGTGCCTAATTTGGAAAAGCTGTATACATTTACGCCGGCATCGAAAAGTTCTTGCAGGCGGGGGTCTTTGGCGCGTTCGATTATAACCACCTCACTTTCGTTTGCAGGCAAGCGACATAAGCATCGCGGCCAAGGTCGGCGGGATTTTGTTTGCTGCCTGCGGGGATAATATCGTGGTCAGGGTCCCAAACATAGCCGACCCTGGTAGTTAGAATTAAATTGTTCTGGACAAGCTTGGCGGCTTCTTCCCGGATAGCGTCTTCTTCTAATCCTTCATCGAGAGCGAGAACGATAGTTTTGGGGCGAAGAGAAAAAATCATGCTGCGCTGGGCCTGGGAAACATGGCAGCCGCAGAGACCAAGCGAGATATGGGCACCGAATGATGCGCACTGCATGGGGGCTTTTTCCGATTCAAAAAGGATCACGTTCTGGGTTTCGATGATGCGCTGGTAGTTTTGCTGCAGGGCGAACAGGGTTTTGCTGCGCGGGCAGCTGACGATGGGATACCAGCGGTCCTGGTGAGGACAGTTGGGGTCATTGGAGCGACCCATGATACCGCAGAGCTGGCCATCAAAATTGCGCTCCGGGATGGTGATGCGGTTGGAAAGAAAATCATAACCAACCTGAAATTTTTCCTGCGTTACATAATCAATGCCATCGCGGAAGAACATCTGGTTGTACTTGCCCAAGTATGGCTGCAAAGTTTCCTCTGGGATGGGAGGCACGGAGTAATCTTCCGGCTGATCAGGGAGGAGTTTGCGGTAGAAGCCGCCGAAGGGATAGTGAACTTTGGCCGAGAAATCATTCTGGTCGAGATCCAGGACGGTGGTAACAAAGGTTAAGCTGTCCGGGAAAGTGCAGTTCAGGCGCGACATGATGAGGGTGAAAAGATTGCCTTTGCCGTTGGTGGAAAAGCAATAAAACCGTAAAGAATCAACATCCAGAACAATGCTGGTAGGGTTGGTGCCGTCCGCCCGTGAAAAGCGGAACTGGGCTTTGGCTGAATTAAACGTAATGTTTTCATAGCCGAGGGTTTCGAGGATGGTGTAGATATCATCCGAGTGGCCGATCAGGCGCTGGGAGAGGAGTGCCGCATTCATGGGCGCACCCCCTTTAACGGCCGATGGCTACATGGTCATTGCGGATGGTACAATAGCCGACCTCTTTCCAGTTGTTCCAGCTGAGGTTTGCTTCATACAAAAATTGCTGACCGTCTTCATCGTTACGGGTTTTATCGAGAAAGGCGACGATATACTTTTTGGTTTTATCCAGTGTGATGGGAGTGGTGAATTTTTCCCAGGTGCCATCCGGTTTGCGGGTGCGGGTGTATGCGTGACAATCACATTTTTCGCCGGTGTATTCATCCTGCCAGAGTTCCCGAATATAAATCATTTCGGAAAAGACCTCTTTGATTTGCTTGCCGTTGGAAAGGGTGGAGGCATCGAGAAAGCGCTGGTTTTTCATATAGAGGGCCAGCTGATAGGTACAGACGATGGAGACGTTTTCCCGGCTGGCACACTGGAAAATTTTGCGCGAGGACTGCAAGAGCTGGCGATACATTTCCATATTGCCGCCGTCATCGTCCGACTTCATGGTGTCCCACAGGAACATCTGGTAGCCGAGTTTGGAATATTTGCGAACCGACTTGATGACGCGGGAGGTATCGTTATCGAACATTTTGATGAAGCGGATGGAAGAGTATTTCTTTTGGCTGATGGCTGCCGCTTTAAGCAGCATTTCTTTTTGTTCATCCGTGAACTTGCCGACCTTGAGATGCTTGCGAGTCATTTTCCAATAGCCGAGATCATTGGTGAGGATATGGATGGTGAGCAGTTGTTTGTAGGCACGGACCTGCATTTCGTTTGAAATGATGCAGCACTTGACACCGGATTCGGTTAAAGGCAGGATCATATTTTCAAACACGAAAGAGGTTTTGCCGGTGCCGGAGAAGCCGCCCAGCATGTAAAGATCACCAAGGGGGAGGCCGAGAGTTGCCCAGTTGAGGCGAGGGCAGTTTTTACCGTAATTCAGGCCGACCGTTTCGCCCTTATCCAGCTCTGTGATATACGATTCATCAAAGGCGACGGATTCGACTTTCATATCGCGGGTGGAGTTCATGCTGATGGTGTTGAGCTGATAGTCGAAAAAATCGTAGACTTGGGAGTTGGACATGGAATCAAAGCGGGAGGTATCCTGGAAAGTTTTGAAAAACTGCTCACAAAGATCGGAGAGGGTGTTGAGCTTGGAAATGCGGTCAAAGTAGGCTTCGACGTTATCAACATCCACGAGGGTTTTAAGCTTTTCAACTTCCGGGTAGCCGCCGTAGGCCGAGAAGACTTTGCGGGTATCGGCTTTATCCGAAAGGTAAGTATCGACCGAAATGCTATCGAAATTGCGGAAGCCGGAATCATACATGCCGCGGCCAAGCTGGTAGTAGAAGAGGGCATCTTTGGTTTTGATGGTTAAATCATTGCCGAAGTTGACCTGATCGTACTCGCCAAACAAAACCGGTTCTTTCCAGAGGCAGAAGACAAAAGAGGCTTCGTCTTGAGCGCGGGAGGTATTGATTTTATCAAGACAGGTTTGGAGTTCGATATTTAGTCACCGCCTTCCAGAAAATCTGTGATATCTTTTGGCTGAGCAGCGGAAGTGAAATCCTGCGGGGGCGGAGCCGGTTGGGGTGCAGCCTGACGGGATTCAAATTCCTGCTGAGATTTGAGGCGGCGGGCAACATCGTTGATATTGTTGGTAAGGATGGCCATGAGGTAGGATGCTTTTTGATAGTCCGAACCGAAAGAGCGGGAAGCCAGAGCGTATTCAATTTTGGACTGGCATTCCTCCATGGTGGCAAGGACAGCGGCATAGCCATAATGCTTGAATTGCATGAGGCCGCGGGTAATGACCGTTGGGAAAACATCGCCCGGCTCATAGCCCATATAGGAGGCCATGCGGGTAACGACCTGACGGTAATAATCAGATTCCTGCTTTTTTTGCTCATACAGTTCTTTGGTTTGGTAATAAAAACCATCCGGGGCCTTGAAATAGTCCAGCGAATTGCCATAGATGCCGGTGGCGTGACAGATGACGCGGCGGCCTTTACGGACTTTGGGTGCTGCCATATTTGACACCACCTTTACGCTGCGAAGAGGTCAGCGATCTGGCGCAGGGTTGCAGCCGGGATGTTGGGGGAGGAGAACTTGGGTTCACCGGTGGCTGCCAACAGTTCCTTGGCTTTGGCCTTGATTTCATCCGAGGCGTTGGAGAAGCCATTGACGATAGTGTTGTAATATTCATCACGATGAGATTCGTCCTGTTCGGCCTGCTTTTCGGCTTCCTCTTTTTTGCGGGCTACGGCTGCCTGTTTGGCGGCGGCTTTCTGCTCGGCTTTGGCGGCAGCATCGATCTGCTTATCCGTAACCGGAGCAACCGTGTGAGCACCGGCGACACCCTGTTTGAAGGCGGCGAGGAAATCCTGCGGATTAAGGGTGATCGTTTCGGGCAGGTCATTGAAGCGGGAACCGGCATCAATGGTGGAGGTGCCGCGCAGATGGATGACGCGCTTTTCGTTTTCGATTTTGCCGGATGCGATATCGCGCTCGATGGTGCCAACCATAACCATCTGGGCGTTATCAGCAATGGCGCTGTATGTACGGTCCTGCATGAGGTTTGTGAGCTGCTCATACTTTTCGCCGGTGAGGGGGTCCGTGCGCTCCTTAAACTTGGTATGGGACAGGATGAAGACGGCGATGCCGGCGTTGCGAATGCGGGAGAGCTGATCGTTGATGATTTTAATCAGGCGGTCAGAGCCGCGGTTGTAGCCGCCGAAGGCATCATTGATGGATTTGCAGGACTTGCCGGTTTCACGACGGGATTCCCGCATGACTTCATCGGTGGCGATATCAAAGAGGGTATCAAAAGTATCAAAGCAGACACCCTTGATGCCATAGTCAGCATTGTTTTCGATCAGATCATCGACGATCTGAACAAGGCCGCGGTGGCCGGTTTCTTCATCGTAATCATCGTCCCAGGTGAGGGCTTCTTCGACCTGGAGGTTATCGAGGTGGTGGAAGCCGGACTCGGTGCCGCAGGAGATGAGCAGACCCTTGGAGGCATTGCCCCAGGCGGCGACAACGAGGTTGCGCCACCAGGTTGTTTTGCCGAATTTACGCGGGGACAGCAGCATGTAATAGGGGTAGCTGGCAAGATCACAGCTGATCTGATTCATTTTGAATGCCATAGGTTCACGCTCCTTTTGTGTTGGTGGTTAATTAAAACAGTTCGTCTTCATCCCGCGAGGTGGGGGCAGTGAAGGGCGGGGTTTCAGGCTCTTTTTTGGCGGACTTTTCCATATCGGCAACCGATTCATCCTTCGTGGGGGTGTAGATCAGGTCAACAAACTCGGAATTCTTGAGGCCGAGGTCGATCGGGCCATCCTTGAAATCATTGCGGGGCATGGGGCGCATGAGGCGAAGTTCCTGAACACGGTTGCCGTAGATGGAGCCGCGGGGACGGAAATCATCGAGGGTGGCATTGCCGGCCTTGATGGAACGCAGCTGGAAGGGAGTGAGGCAGGATTCATCGAACGGCTTTTCTTCAGCACCGTTGACAACACGGCCTTCCCACATCATGCAGAACATCGTTTTGGCTTTGGTATCCAGCTCGCCCATGCGGTACTCATAGGTGGACTTTTCACCGGGGTCATCCATGTTGTAGACGGCAGTATTGAAGATCATCTGGAGGGGCAGGTATTTATCGCCTTCGTCCTTGTTGATGTAGGATTCAACATAGCCGTTGACGTAGATCTTGCCGGTTTCCTTGAGGTCGGCTTTGTCGATACAATCCTTGTTGAAGATGAAGGGAACCATGATGGCCAGCTTGGGCTTTTCGACCGGTTCGCCGTCCTTATCGAGCAGAGGTTTCCAAACGGAATCAATGTTGAAGTTGCGGCGCAGGATGCCTTTGGAATCGTAACGGAGGACCATGCGGCCATTGACGGTGATGCGGCCGGTGTAGTTCTTGAGAGCTTCGGACAGGTACTCGGCCAGGTCATAGCCGGTGATGAAGGTTTTGGTTTCATCCGAGCCGATGTTGGTGCGGTAGGTGCGGTAGGGGGCAACCTTGGAAATAACATCTGAATCAAGGCGGTCAGACCAGCGGATATCAATGGGGTTATTATCCCGGTCGTAAGTTTTGATGACATCGCCAGAGCGAGAAGTATCCAGCAGGGAGACGAACTGAACGCTGCTGCCGACCTTGACACCAAAGCTGAGCTGGAGGCGGGTATCAGACATGCCGCCGTAAGTAGCCGGGGTGGAGGTAAGCAGATCATTTTTGGTGGAAGGAGTAAAATCACCAACAAAGTTGAAGGTGATGGTGTTGTTTTTTTTAGGCATAGAGGACTCCTTAATATGGCATATTTACGAAAACTTGTAATTAGAAAAGAAAAAATAAAAAGGCGGGGTTAATCAGCCGTCAAAATCAAGGTCAGAATCGTCATCGTCGTCTTCTTCATCGGTTTCGTCATCCTCGAAGTCATAGGATTCATCGTCCTGGGAGGCGGCACAATCACCGGAGCAGTTAGAGCAATCGCCGGAACACGCTTCATCGCAGGGGAAGAAGGCATCATCGACGGTGAGATGGGGGCTAATGGCACAGACGGATTCAATGGCGTTGGCAACCGTATCGGCACAGGAATCGCAGACGGTGAGGTCAAAGATATCGCCGTCATTTTCTGAACCATAGCCGAAGCGGTAGTTCATGCGCATACCGTAACTTTTGAAATCAGGAAAAATCTTTTTGCAGACATTGCAGATAAACATGTAAGAACACCCCCGTTAAGATAAGTGAAAAAATGATTGCGGTGGTTGACGAAAAAACGGGGGCGGGGAGCGCGGTAGGATGAACGTGGCGGACACCTCCTGACAAATCATTTCAAAGCGAGAAGGGCGGTATGCAGGGCAAAGAGTTCTTCCGATGTGGAGGCCACAATGCGAACCGATGCGGAATAATCCAGGCTCATAAGGGAGAGCAGGCTTTTGGCATTGGCTTGGTTGCCGTTGCGGTCGATGACAACGACCTGGCCGCACTCTTTGGCGACCTGGTTAAGACGCTGGCACTCGGCAAAGCTGCGGATGCGGGCGGTAAATTCGTGTGTTGTACCCATCACGCAGCATCCTGTTTGGTGTTTTTGTGGGCGATGAAGCCGGGGATGGGTTCACCCATAGCTTTGCAGGCGGCGACACACTTGCCGATCCATTCATTGAAGGGGTCGTGATCGAAAGGCTTGGCGAAACCTTTGGAAGCGGATTTACCGTCAAAGCTGGAGGTATAAATAGCACAGCATACGGTATTGCCGGAACGCTGGAAGATCATATCGCCGCCATGTTCCGTGACGCGGGAGGACAGTTCAACAACTTTTTTGCGGGCTGCTGCGATTTCATCATCAGTCCAGGTGATGGAGGCGGGATCATTGGTGGCCTTGGTGATAGCGGCATAGGACTTGAAAGCCAGCTCGACAGCTTTGTGAACGATACGGTGAGCTTCGGCCTTATCGTCCAGGGAGACTTCGATTTTGATGGTGACGGTATCCGGCTCTTCGTCATCGTCTTCCGGGACGGGCTTGGTGGATTCGACCAGCTTGATTTCATCTTCCCACAAGACAAAACCGGAACGCTTGCCGCTTTTGCCCTGGTAAGAATAGGCATAAACAGTTTTGCCGTCGGAACGGGTGCGAGGTTTGGATTCGGCTTCAATGATGGTATAGGTATCGCCGGGCTTGACACCACGGATATCTTTATCCAAGCCAAAAGCCTTGTACAGATCACCAAAAATTTCGCTGTCCTTGACATCATCGGGGATGGGGGCAACATAAGGTTTGATGACGGTGACACGATCACCAAGACGGAACTTAGGTTTCATAATTCATTCTCCTTTGAAGATGGTAAAATTATTAAGATCTAAAGCGTTGGTGCCGAAAGACGGCACAACAAACACCTTGGAGCCAATGGGAGGGACTTTGGGTTCTTTACCGGTAAATTGGGGAACTGACACGCCACCGAGACGGCCGCAGATGGTGCAATAATTGACGGGCAGGTAGCGGGTGAACGTTTTGCCGGTAAGATGAGAAGCAAAAGTATAAGAGGCCCAGCCGGTGGTATACATGTGCTTGTGCCGGGAGCGGGGACGGCCGGTGGATTTGCCGGGTTTGCGGTGAGGCGTGGGTTCATCGAAATCAGATTCCATGACGGTGGTTGGGGTGATTGTGTGCGGGTTAGGTTTGGAAGTGTTCATGATCTAGTCCTCCTTATCATGAAGATGAGCGCGGATACCGATGGCAGCATCAACAAGGAAGCCGGCAGCAAAAGCAAGCAGAACAAGAAACAACAAGGTACCGGAATTAAGAATGACCATGAGAACACCTCCAAATGTGGAACATGATTTAGTTGGTGGTATCGACAATAATGGGGGCATCAGAACCGGCCTGGACAGTGGGAAGCTGACCGTTCCATTTTTCATACATCTGCTGCTGGATCAGTTCCGGGGTGAGGGACTGGGAGATCAGACGGTTGGCATCGGCCTGAGCCTGGGCTTCGATCAGTTTGGCTTCGGCGTTGATCTGAGCGGTTTCTTTTTCCTGGTTGGCTTTCGTGATAGCGACTTCTTTTTCTTTTTCAGCATTGACGTTGGCGGTCTGCTGCTCGATCTTTGCCAGCTCCAGATCCTGCTGAGCGTTGACCTTTTTCTGGACAGCAGCACGGGTTTCGTCATCGGGGTCGATATTGATCAGAGAAACGGATTCAATAATGATGCCGTAAGGCTCGAACTTATCCTTGAGGTAGGCGGTAAGTTCCGAGTTGAGGGAAGCACGCTGGTCGCCAAGCAGATCAATGACGGAATACTTGGCCGTGACCTCTTTGGTCCAGGACATGATGTTGGGCTTAATAAAAACCTCTTTGACGTCTTTACCGGACTGACCCTTGAAACGGGTGAAGGTATCAGCGACATGGTCGGGATCAAAACGGTAGGTAAAAGTTAAATCGACTGTGAGACCTTTGCCATCATTGGACGGGACTTCGAAGGATTCATCGCCTTTGGAATCACCGTCCGAACCGGAAGTGAGGTAAGACTGTTCGATGCCGATGGTGTAGGTAGTAACTTTTTGGGTGGGTTTGACAAGATGGAAGCCCTGAGTAAGGGTGGTTTCCGCCACGCCGCCGTTCATGTTGTAAATAACGCCGACATAGCCAGCAGGAATACGGACAGTACAAAACAGAGCAATAACGATACAGAAGATGATGACAAAGGCAGAGATAACTGCGCCAACGGTTTTGTTCATTGAAAAAACTCCTTATTTTTTGTTTGTGAATTGACGGAAGAAATTGAGAATTTTGAAACCAAATTCATCATAGTGCGGGGAAAGCCAAGCCCAAAAAAGGATGGCTGCGAGGATTATGAGAAGGACAAATGCGGCTGGAATGGAAACACCCCCTTTGAAAAGAGTAAAAAATAGAAAGCCCGCAGAAAAATACGCTGCGATGCTTTATGGCTTTTTGCTGAATGAGGATTCAGTGAATAAGGATTCAGGGAATTTTAATTTTGTGGTAGTAGCCGGAAAACGTTTCGGTATCGGGGATCGAAACTTCATGCCGATAATCTGTAGGATAGTTGGCTTTGAGCCAGGCGCGTTTTTCTTCGATCTGCGACCAGATGGAAGTGCAATCATACAAAGAATACTGCTCTGCAAAGAGGAGAAAACGTGGGATAATACCTCCGAAAATAGATTCGTCATAAAGCTTGGAATCAGGGGATGAGAGGTAAATATCTAATAAAGGACAAGACGAGATGGGGTGCTGATAAGAGATGTAAAGGAAATCGTCCTTAAACATGTGATTGGTGTGATAACAGGGGCGGTACCAAAGACCTTTAATGGAATCAGTACGGAGATAACCCCTTGCGCCATAGTAAGTGCCGGAAAGAAAGCAGCCGGGAAGATCCCGATAGGTTAGTTTGGTAGGATATTTACCCTGAGAGAAAAGGGTTTTGGATTCAGGGTCTTGCCAGTGCTGAAGACCGATGCGGCGGGTGGTATAAAGGTTGGCAGGAGTGGGACGGGATTTCATTTTGACAGCTCTCCTTAAACGGAAAATATAAGGAGTATCATTGGAAGCGCCGTTTAACAAATATGTATAAGCATTTAGAGCAACCGGGTCGACATCCCTAGACTGGTTTATAGCGTCAATTTGGCGAGCAATTTCATCCCAAGATTCTCTCCAAGCTTCTCTATAACCCGGACCAGGACAGTACGGGAGGTTACGTTCAGCGGTATGATATTCGCCCGTTGAAATTGCTGGTGCGTGGTCTGGCATTCGTGTTCACATCCTTTATATATAAAATCAAATTAGTATCAAAAAGGTACCCAGCCAGCTAAGTATGATCATGATGAGTCATTTTCTGGAACAATTTCTTGCTTCTGGATATAACCAGAAGTGTGCGCTTGGCACGTTTGCCTGATAAAATCAGTAGAAAGAGAGGCAAGCTGCGACTGAGTATAGAGCAAGAGAGAACACATCCTGAATAGAATCAAAAAAAATAAAATCCCGGCAAACGACAAGTTCGAGCCGCAGCGAGAACTTGTAGGTTGACATCATCGTAGGAAATTTAATCTTCCGAGTATGACCGGGAAGCGGTATGCGGGGCAGGCCGTAAAGGCGGTGCCTGTAGGTACCAGGGGCTTTGCCGGGAATATGAAACGCCGTGAGAGGCGGAACACCAAAGAAAAAAAATCACCCCACCGCATTGAATTGATTGGCTAGAATCAATGAACCCAGCCGACTTGGATAAGCGCTCGGATATGACCGGAGTGCGGTGCTAGAGCACGGTTTTACCAGCGGGATGATTGGGTGGCAGGTTGGTTCTTGATCGGTGCTGCCATACCGAACGGTGATTTTTTTTTGACCGATAAATCACCAAAAAAGGTTTCAATCCCTTACGGCAAGTCCGTAAGGCTGGTGGAACATAAAAGATTTGAACTTTTGTAGTTTCAGTTATGAGCTGAAGGCACTGACCATCTGTGCTAATGTTCCATGTGGGGATTCCCAGTGGACTGGTGTGCCACTGAGCATTTTCATTTCTGGCTGAGGGATACCCCTACCCTCTCAGATCATCCGGGAGCGACCCGGCCACTGGCGGAGCAAGTGGGATTCGAACCCACGCGGCGGGATAAACCACCCTACGTCCTTAGCAGGGACGCCTCTTATACCAGCTTGAGTATTGCTCCGTGTGAAAAGGGCATCCCACCCTTGAGGTACCAGTGACGTGCTTAGCCGTCTCGCCATATGTCGATAGGTACTTACCGCTGCTTACTACTCGCCGCAGCCCGGAGGACTTTCCCATCTTGCCATTGGCCAGAAAGATGTTTGGAAGCTGACCAAAAGTTCTGCCGATCGGTTTCATGCCGGGTGCTGCGTGTTAAGACTGCCGTAAAGACGGCTTTGAACCCGGCAAGGTGGACTGTTACCTGCCCGAAGGTGCAAACGGAATAGTTTTGAGGCAGTGTGCCGCTGCTCTGCCATTGCTTTAGCATCTGGGGGTTAGACCAGAATAAAGCGTCCAGCGAGTTTATTTCACCCACTGATTTGACGGAGAGATGGCCCTCCGCGTACCCCAGACTTGACCGGCGCTGGGAGCCATGACGCCCCGGTGCGAACCGGAACGGTGGAGCCAGGTGTGGGACTTGAACCCACAACCTGCCGCTTACAAAACGGCTGCTCTGCCATTGAGCTAACCTGGCATAGTAACAGAATAAATTCATGATGGAAACGACACCCCGAAATATGGTACATATATTTGTACTGGTGACGGGTACATAGATTCAAATTCAAACACCTGGATATACGCTATTACAGGAAAATTGTAACAACGCCATTTACGACAAGTGGCTTGCGTTTGATAACAACGAGGGCGTAAACTTTTCGCAGTTCGTTTGGAAAATACGAGCAGAACATTTTCAGCCGCAGACAGCTCGACAACCTGTTTGAACTGAAAGGAAACAAGAACCCCGAAAAAGCCGCTGACCACTGGATATGACCGAGGTGTGGAGCCGTTTGCTACCCGGTGCGGCCGCATGTTGGCCGTGCCGGTGTGACGGGACTTTACGGTGTGAAACCAAAATGAAGTTATTCTGTTGTGGAGGGGTGTGCCGGAGTTTGAACCGGCGCTGCCTGCTTGGAAGGCAGGAGTACGAACCGTTATACGAACACCCCAGATTAGCGCCCGGTTGGGATTGAACCAACAATCTTTCGATTACAAGTCAGGCGCTTGACCGCTTTAAGCTGCGGATGCTGAGATTCCTGCCGGGATTGGACCGGTAAAGCAGCCGACCTGCCGGGAATCATACCAGGGCGGATTGTTTTAACGTGCTACCGCCTTCGCACGTTGCCCATGTACCAGCCTTGAGGACAGCGAGGTGCCGACACAGCCATGCACATGACCTTGCGCCAAGGATTTAATAGAGCCTTGAGCCTTGGGGGTTGAGGAATAAACCTTGATGAAAAAATAAAGTTTGAAATTTGAGCGTTGAGGTTTAAGCGTTAAGCATTAAACTTTCCGGGCAGAACATTCATTCTGACGGGCTGAGCATACAAAAATGCAGCCGCGAGGAATGAACCAATATTTTTATCATAATTCTAATGATCGTGGAACAGGTGTTTATAGTTTTAACTTTGTCATTATTCCACAGCGGACAAAGCGGCTTGTGGTTTGACGCTTTCGGTACACAGGCAAATGGTATCAAAACAGCTTAGTAGCTGAATGTGATCTGGGTAACGGCGTTGGAAACAGAGAGGGCGGAATCAATTTCGTTGTTGAAGGAATCGATCTGGGATTGCAGGTCTTCAATGATTTGAGTACAGCCTTTGGTGAGGCCATCGACCAGCTCCATGGAGTTCTGTTCAAGATAGGTGTTGCGGATCTTGGCGACAGTTTCAGGATCAGCATCCTTGGTTTTGGAATCGCCGCCGCAGATCGATTTGACCATATCATCGGCCTTGGCTTCCACACGGAGATTGGCGGAAGTGATCTGAGAGGTTTCGTTTGAATACTGGGCCTGAATATGGCTGCGCAGGTAGTCCAGGTATTCCATGCCGTGCTGCTTGAGAGAGATGGCTTCGGCCACGGTATAAGTTTTATTGTTGACTGAAATTTCTGTGACCGCGTTGGACTTGGAGACAGCGGCCTTGATGGCGTTGCGGCGATTGATGAGATCCATAGCGGAATCATAACTGGCCTGAGCGGATGTTTTGAATTCATCCACCGTGATTGCACCGAGCTTGGTAGCTTTGGCTTTGGCGGCGACACAGAACTTGGCGGAATCGATCTTTTTGATGATCCGGGAATCAATAGTTTTGAGTTCCACCAGAGCGCGGTGAATGGACATGGATTCGGTAGTCATGGGAAAAACCTCCTGAAAATAGTGTTTGCGAAAACTTGTATTATAGCGCCCGTAAAAATGTGGGACGACAATGCCCCACGATGAGAAAAAATTATTTTAAGTTGAGCTGCTTGTAAGATAGCCACTTTTTGTAAGAGTAAACGAAATCATTGCTATAAACGCCCCAGAGTTTTTCTGACAGCTGTTGTGTTTTGAAGAGCCGCAGGAACCGGCCGGATTTATAACAAGAGCTGACGAGAACTTTTTTGTTTTTGAATGGATTGTTCACCGAAAGCTGTTCTTGGCGCTGAGAATAGACGCGATTGATGTTATTGACGATATAAAAACCGCTGGCGTCCGGGTCCGGCGTTTCGGCCTTGTTGGCGCCTTTTACACCGCGGATCACATAATCATCGCGGCCAAAAAACGATACTTCACGCATACCGGTACGATTGGGCACCAGGATACCTTGCGCAAGCATGGCTTTTTCAAGGTTGATACAGCAGAAAGAGGAAGAAATCACAATATCCTGCGGGAGGTGATTTTGTTCGGTGGCGTAAATTACCATACGGGTAAGATCGACATCCGCTTTTTTGATAAAAGCAATGTTTTTGACCTCCACACCGCACCAGGCAAGGGTATAGATTGCACGGGGCATACAGTCCAGATCGCTGTTATTAAAGATAGCTTCCAGCAGAGATTCGAATTCTTCATCAGAAAAGAGCATCTGCTGAGAATAGGAATCAAGGGACTGCTGCAGAGTGGGTTTGCTGGGATTGGAAACGGTAGTGAGGGATGGCTTGGACGAAATTTGAGAATCGCCCTCATTATCAGCCAGTGACATCTGAAGAAACTGACGGAACGGATGACCTGTTGACTGATCCAGCGTGATAACGTTTTGAAGAGCCAGGTAATCCAGGTAACAGGAGAGAAGGACCAGCTTGTTGCGGTTGATAACTGCACTTGCCGAGTTGCCGATGATTGCCTGCTTATAAAACGATGCGTACTGCTGATAGGAAAAGGATTCAAACCGGGTGCCGTACTGATGCTCATACGTTTCGAGCGTGTAGGAAAGCCGGGGAATGATTTTTTGGATATACTGCGGAACGGTTTTGCCGTGATTGACCGTAATATAAGCATTGGTAATATCAGAGATAAGTTGCTGATAACGATCAATACGAACAGAATCATTGTTATACCGATCGATAATAGTTTTGCCCATACAGATCCTGCCTTTCTAGTTATTTATAGTATAACGTATGTAGACAGGAAATGCAAAGAAAAACTATGCAACCGGTGTTGGGCGCGGTTCCGGGATGACCCAGCGGGTAAGGAATGGATTTTGAATAAGGAAAGCTTTTTTGGCCTGCTGCCAGTTTTCATCTGAGAAGCGGGCAATCGATTCACCAAGCTGAGAGTTCAGGAGAGTATCCCGCGCTTCGACCACGAGGGTAGAATCCCGCGTAAGGCCGCGGATGGAACCGGCTGGGTAATCAACATGCGTTGGACTGGCACTTGCAAAGCGCTTGGTGGTGAAGGGAATAACATCGCATTGGCCGCTGAATTTGTTATAAACATCATTGCTGACGACCAGATAGGGATGAATGCCAACGTACTTGTGCGTACCGAGCAGGGCGTGGTCTTGCGGGGTGCAGCCCAGCCGGATTTCGCCAAACTTGGGAACCGATGTACTGGGTTTGAACATAGCGGGGAAACCTCCTTTACTTATTTATTGCTTACCTTGTGATATTATCATACCACGTTACTTACAAGAAGTCAACAGTAAATTTCAAGTTTTTTGAAAAATATTTGCGGAATAATTTACACCGTCCAGAGCGAAATCATAGGTGGTGTAGGAGTAGGTACAGCGACCAAAGGGGATCTCGTTGCCGGGGGTGCTGGGGGTGACGGCGGCCTGAATGTTGAGAGCCTGCAGGACGATGGTGCTGGTTTTGCTTTGGAAGCGAAGCAGCGGGACGCCGGTAGAGGCGGACATGAAGCGGATTTGATCCGGCTTGAAGGTGGAAAGGGAGGACATAGCCGGGGTGTAGAGGTGGACATTGATGTAGGCTGCGTTTTGGCAGGCGGTGGCAAGCTGGGCAAGGGTGATAGTTTGTGTATTCATGGCTCCTCCTTATTAGTTGACGTCCGAAAAGATGGACTGGAAAATGGTGGGAATTTAATCCCAATAGTTGTAATTGACAACCATTTGTTGTATAATGCGAGTATAGCACAAAGGAATTCAAAATACTAGAACTGAAACCTGTACTAACATTGAAAAGAGGACACGAAAATATGGAGATTGGGCAAATTATACGAGAGTGGCGCAAGGCAAACGGGATAAGCCAGCGGGAACTGGCAGAGCGGCTGCGATGCGGAACCCACACCGTGATGGGGTGGGAGAACGGAATCAACTACCCAGGGTTTTGGGCGCTGGGTGTATTGGCGGACGAGATGCACTGCACAGTAGACTACCTGATGGGGAGAGAAGATCATTCTGTAGCGGCCTGTAAAGAATCCACGATGGAATCAATGGCATCAGAGGCTTCGGAACAGAGATCAACAGCGGACTGAAGCTCATCCATGGCGTCCTGCATGGCGGTGCCGCGGTCGGAATCCTGCATAGACTCCGGCATATTATCGAAGGCTTCTTCCTCAAGATCGTGCAGGTCCTGAACCTGAGAGGAAAGATCGTTCTGGATGGTGGAGGAGAGATCCTCGAAAGCCTTGATAAGACCGCGAATTCTGGAGCGGCGTTCTTTATTCATAGCGATTACCTACCTTATTATATAGTAGTTAGAATGAGTGGGTTATGGATTCGGTTACGGTATGGATAATGGCGGGGCTGCAGGACCAGGCAAAGTGGGGCTGGCGGCCGGTGGAAGTGATGACAGAGGTGACAAGATCCATAGCAGCAAGGACGGCTTTTTGGCGGATGATGTTGCGATCGTGATCCTGAAAAAGATAGCGGCGAACGAAAACATTTTGGATCTCCGAATTGGCCACGGCGATATAGACAGTGCCGGCAGGCTGAGATTCCGCATGAGGACCTGCAATGCCGGTGATACCAACGCCAAGCTCTGCGCCGGATTTTTGAGCTGCACCGATTGCCATTTGGGCAGCGACAGGACCGGAATAAACAGTGTAGTTCTTGATGGTATCCGGTTTGACAGAGACAAGGTTCGTTTTGGCAGCGGCAGAGTAAGTGACAAAGCCATACTCCATAACGCTGGATGCGCCGGGGATACTGGCGAGAGAGGAAGAAAAGAGGCCGGCGGTGCAGCTTTCGGCAGCAGAGATGTGAAGGGATTTGGATTTGAGCAGCTCAACAAGTTGTTGGGAGGACTGAGGGATAGAATTCATGATAAGGCTCCTTTGAATGGGAGGATGTACGCCAGGGTTTTGCGACCCTGGTTTTTATTTTTTTAATAGGACAGAACGAAGAACAGCCAGGTAAAAAAGATTTGACCGGTATGGAGGAGCTGGTCGGTGGTAAGAGAAATAGAACCTTCGTTCGCTTTTTGGTGGTCAATAATAGCATGAAAACCGGTATTGGTAAGAATGGAGGAACAGAAATAGGCGATTGCATGGGGATTATAAGAAACGAACAGAGAGTAAACCAGAAGCGGGGTCACAATGCAAGTTGACCACATGAAGGAATGTTCGATGAGGGCGGTGATGTAATCAACAGGATAGTGTTCCTGAACGAATTCCTTGGAGTATTTGAGGTCCCACCATAAGCGCTGCTTGAAATCGGCGAGGATGCCCTGGAGATTGTAATCGGCAATGAGGTGGGAGAAAATCATAAGGAGGAGGAGAAGAAATTTGATGGGCATAAGGATTCACCTGCCTTACCAGCCGCGGCGCTTTTTGCCGATTTGTTCTGCCTTATAGGTCAGAGCGCGATCATGCACGCCGCTGATACGGTCAAGGTAATTGGGGTTGACCTCAACTTTTTCATCCTCGAAGATATGCTGCCACCAGATACGTTTGGCATCGGCACAATCAACGTGATGTTCCCCTGCAAGCATTGAAAAAGCTTCATGCCGCTGATTAAATGTTTTGCCACGCCACTTTTCATAGATAGCTTTCTCTTCCGGGGTGGGTTCCGAGATGGAGCGCTGATAGGCACCGAGGGCATTAAAATCTTTAATATCATTGGATGTATATCCGGATGCAGCGGCAGAAGCGAACAGACCAGCGATACCGAGAATTAAACCAAAACCACCTAACATAATTGTTACCTCCTTGGATTTTGAAAATTGAAATTTATTTGGAACGAAGACGGCAGCGCATGACCTGGATAGACTGGACGCTGCGCTGAAGACGGGCGGAAAGCTGACGGTCGGAGATGGAGTGGGCGAGGATAAGATTCATTTCCTCGGTAGTCCATTCACGCTTGGGGTAACCGGCTGTTTGCCGGTAGTTGTTGCGGCGATAATAATTGCGGGCAAGGGGATCAAGACGGGAAGACATGAGGGGAGTGGGTCAGCTCCTTGTTGGATTTATTGGGTGAAATCATGGGCGGACTGGGCAAGGGGCAGGCAGTGGGTACGCAAAATCTGCCAGAGTTTGCAATCCGGTTTTGTGCGGGAGAGGAGTTGCATAGCACGGTCCCTGGACATATCGCGGTGGGCAAGAGGGTAGTTTTGAGCCAGAAAGTTGCGATGGGATTCATTGTTGGTGAAAAGAAGCTCGGCACCGGGGTGGGTTTCCGTTAAGTAGAAGTAGGGGCCGGTAACTTGCAGGCGGATGCCAGCGGACGGAGCACAGTAGAGATCGAGGGGAGAATCATCCTTTGCCAAGGTGTAGCCCTTGCCAAAATAAGAGAGCCAGCGGTGGACGTTGGGACCCCAGGGGCAGACGGTGGGCGGTGGCATGAAATCATTGCCTTCCCAAACTTTTGGGGTAAAAGTTTCATCATAGGGGTAAGGACAATCCTGTTCCGGGGTGAGAGGCGGGGTGTAGATTAAAGGCGGATAGGCGGGCTGGGTGGTGCAGATAGCTTCCGGCGGAACGGAAGCGCCTTGGGGCAGAGGAGTGAAATCACAAGCTTCGGTTGGGTAGGAATAACCGGACGAAGAATGAATGTTTTTGGTTTTGACCTGACGATAGACGGTGCGAAGCTTACCATCCTGATAGAGATTGCCGAAGATAAAATCGTTCTGGCTGACAAAGTAAAGAATGCTGCGATCGCCATTGAAACAGAAAACAGCGGCGGCAGTTTGGTCGGCCAGGTTGGGACGGGGGATATCCGGGGCGGCGTGATCAAAATAATCCTGGAAGCTTGTCCAATTTTTGAAGTAGAACGGGTAGTTGGGATTAGGAGCAAAATCAGAACAAATGCCCTGATAGGAACCGTAGTGAAGATGGGCGCAATCCGAAACAAGATTGACAGTGATGTTATTGGCACGCTTACATTTGATGCCATGATAAGCGCAGTGACGGCAGCGAAGCTCTTCATCGTAAAGCGGATTTGTGGCGGACATGGGGCACCCCCCCCCTTAGACGGCGTAGTGGATATCGCGGGAGCGGGTGCGGCGGAAGGCGAGAGCGACGGGAGTGGTGGATTTGATCTGGGCGATGGCATCATAGCAAGCCTTTTCATCCGGGTCAGAGAGTTCATCATCGGAGATGCGGCGATATTCAAATGTGAGGTCCTTGCCTTCAACAAAGGGAGTGCCGGAGGTTTTATCGAACTGAACGGAATCATTATTGTAGGTGACTTCGAAGATAAAATCGCCGTTTTTGTTATAGAAGCGAACGTAGTCTTCCGAGGAGGGATCGAAGAGATCACGGCGGACATCGCTGGCGGTATAAACAACACCGTTTGCGAATTTCATGGTGATGTTATAGCGCTCAGCGTTGAGGTTGACAATGTTCAGATCCTTGATGGCTTCTGTGAAAGGCAGGCCGGTGTTGAGTTCAAAGGCGATGGAACGCAGGCAGTCATAATTGAGGTCAACGCGGCCGGCAAAACCGATGACGGCATCGATCTGGTCATAATATTCCGGCTTGAGCTTATCCTGCATGTAGGTGCGGATTTCATCGGCGGTGGGGTAATCGAAGCGGAAGTGGTAGTGGAAGCGGCCGGGGCGGTTGACGAGGAAATCATTGAGACCTTTGAGATCATTGCAGGTGACAACGAAGAGGCGCTTGCCGTTGGAGGTGCCATCGAACAGAGAGAGCATGGTGGACTGAGGATCGGTTTTATCATCATCGGAGGGGTGGGCGAAAGTTTTATCGAATTCATCAAAGAGGATCATGACTTCCTGGTCGATGGATTCGAGGTAGGAGGCGATGCCGGGGATGGCTTCATCAACAATGAGGACGGGCAAGCCGGCAGAGATGGCGCGGGTAGAGAGCAGGCGGGCGAACATGGACTTGCCGATACCTTTTGCGCCGCTGAGGATAACGCCAAGAGAACGCGGGAAAGCGTTGTAAGATGCCATGACTTTTGCGACCTTGGATTCATGCGGGCCATAGACAGTTTCATTGACCTGCATATTGGGGCGGGATTCCAGATAGAAGCCGCTGAGCTTGGAGAAGCGGACGCAGTAGGTGGCGGCGGGCAGGGAATCAAAGGTGCGAAGGGAATCATCGTAGATCTGGTACTTGATGCCGGTGTTGACGATTTTCATAAATATGTAACTCCTTTTGATCTTTGTTATAAAACAATGTTAAAAATAAAACAAGGTGGTGGAAAATATTACAAAAATGGGAAGTGGTACGGTTACCAGTCCGGGGTTTCGAGGTTGCGGGGATCATAGGGGGTGTAAGTGATTTCGATTTTGCCGGGGCAGGTACAGGTTTTGCCATTGACAAAATACTGACGCCAGTAGTCATCGTCACATTCGCCTTTGGAGGTAATACGGAAGGTGAGGGAAGGGAAGGAGCGGGAGAGGGCGATCATATCGTTGGCGACATCGAACGGACATTCGTTTTCGGAGTCGAAGGTGAGGATATCGTTCTCGTCATCATAAAAATAGGCGGAAGGATCGAAGGGTCTGAGGCAAGGGGAAGCATCAGCGTAAAAGGTTTGGAGTTCATGCTGGATGGCACGACGGGTGGGTTCCGGGATGAGAGTGGGGGTGTCATCGCGAAAGATATCGAGGGTATAGCGGGTAAAGTAGGACATAGAATTATCTCCTTAATTTAAGATGCAGCGGCGGAATCGGTAAGGGATTTGAACATTGTTTTGGGAAGGCCGGGGGTAGATTCCTGGCGGGAAATCCACTGGCGTTGGTAGGAGACAGCACGGGGATAATCAGCAGCAGGGGAAACAAGTTTTGGGGTTTCGATGTTTTCAAAGACACATTCCGCGATGATCTGCAGGATTTCCGGCAAGGTGGTATCAGAACCATAGGCGGAGACAAGACCACGCAGGGAACAGTAATAAGGCTCAACAGCCTGTTCCAGCTGGCGGATGGTATAGGCAGAGAGGTCGATCGTTTCGGCGGCAACGGCATAATAATCGCGGTTGGGAGAAGCCGATTTGGAGTGAAAAGGAACGATGCCAGTGAACTGGTATGTAGTGGGAGAGAGCGCACGGCAGTACTGGCGGGTGTCCGGGTCAGTTTGGAAAAATTGTTTCATGGGGGGGGTGGTCCTTTCAGGGGGTGGTGAGAGGCTGGATGAGGGAATCAAAAGAGATGGAGGAAATGGGAATGGATTGCGAGGAGGAAGAATAACCGACAAGAGCACAGATAGGGAAGTAAAAATGGCAACCGTAAAAAGAATACGTTCGTCTATCAGATGTATAGTGGACCTCTTTTACAACATAAGAGTTACCGCAGAATCGTTTCATGCTTTTCAAAATGGTGATACGCGGAGTTTTAATTTCGCCACTTTCATTCAAACCGTATTCTTCTGCCATGTCATCCCATGTACGGATGGTGACGATATCACCGGGCTGAGGATTGAAATCCATTAAGAAGCTCCTTTCATAAGATCGTCGAAAGAAATGGTAGAAGCAAGAACAGATGGGACAAAAACGAACATATCTTCCGTAAAAGGGAGCCAGCTGCCGTCTAATCCATAAATCCAATATTTATCGTTAATGGATGGCCGGACATATTCAACTTTGAAAGAGCGACCGCAATACTGTTTCATATTATCGTTAAAGGTTAAATAAGGGGTTTTAATCCCTCGTTCAACCAGGCTGCCATATTGAGAGAGCATATCATCCCAGGCGCGGATGGTGACCGTATCACCAGGCTGAAATCTGTGAGGATAAGACGGCATAGGTTAAGCACCACCTTGAAGTAAATCATCAAAGGAAATGGGTGAGGGAGGAGTAGGCACGGGGGAGGATTCAATAAGAGATTGGTAGGCGGCATAAATTTTTGAAGCGTAACACAGTTTGCCATCCTGGGTGGTGAACCCAAAGAAATTTTGATTGCAGACACCTGTGGCGGTGACGGTTTGAGGGGAATCAAAATCACCGCGGGAAACGGCAGCAACGTCAGAAGCAGGACAGAAACCGAAACGACCCCAAGCTGATAAGTTCATATAGTGAGCGATGGATTGTTTGCGCAGATCAGAGCTTTGGCGAAAATCATCATAGAGGGCTTTACATTGAGCGAAGGAGGGGAAGAGAATTTTTTGGTTAGGAAGGATGGTGGGGTAAAAAAGATCGGTTGTTTCGGGAATCAAAAGAAGTCACCACCTTGGAGAAGAGAATCAAAGGAGAGAGAAGAGGGTGGAACGGATTGGAGTTTGGATTGTTCAAACATGGGGGAAGAAAAAATCCTAGAACTACCGTCGAGACAATAAGAATCAAATCTTGGAGGTTTATAGCGTCTTACATGAATAATAGGGAGTGTCTGCCCGCAATATCGTTTCATAGACTCTGTGAAAACGTTTGGGACTCTGATGTTGCCAAATTCGTTCAAACCAAATTCGGATTCCATATCATCCCACTGGCGGATGGTAACTTTATCACCAATGTTGTAAGTAGGGTAATCGGCAGAGTTAAGAGGTTTCATTGAGGGAGTTCACCTCCGGTGAGGAGTTGGTCAAAAGAGATGGCGGGAGGAATGACGGGAGAGGATTCGTTAAGAGGAGCGAGCATGGCGGGCGAAAGGAACCAGTTGTAGATTCCAAGTATAGGAGGGATGTTATAAGAGAAAGAGAGAAGAGGATCATCGAACTGGAAGATACCGGGAGAAAGATAATCTTCATCATTGTCAGAATAGGAAGGTTCGTTTACGATGGTGAGAGTGGCACCGCAGAGGTATCTCATTTTGTCATTAAAGAATGTGTCATCCGGCAAATGAATGCCACCAATGGAATTATGATGGCCGATGGAATTGAGTTCATCCCAGGAGAGGATGCGGACGCGCTGGCCGAGGTAGAGGTCTTGGAATGTCATAGGAAATCACCTCATTGAACAGTATGAGCGCCGTAACAAGCAGCGTCAGGGATGATAGGATTCGGCATAGGGGTGGGGCTGCTGGATTTGGGCTGGGGTTTGGGTGCCCAGGAATGGGGCTGGCCATCCAGGATTTGCATTTCCTTGGCGATGGAAGCGATAACGAAATCAAGAGAGATGGCCTGACCGGTAGTCTGGCGGCCCCAGTAGGATTTGCCCCAGCAATCAAGAACGACTTCACCGCGGGCTTTGAGCTTTTCACCGAACCAGTTGGAGACTGCCCACCATTCAAAGATTTCGGGCGGGGTGGTATCGAGGTCATCGTATTCATCGTCGCTGTAGACAGCACCGCAACACTGACAGACATGAACAGTTTCGGACTCGCAGCAGGCACGGGCTTGGGCGAGAGTAGGATAGGTGAGGCCGCAGACGGGGCAGATATAGGGGTCCGCAGGTTCCGGGACGTCAGAATCATAATCCGGGTTTTGGAATTTGGAATCATCGAGATCCGTGACGTCAACTTCATCAAAGCAGGTGGAAGAACCGCATTCGGAGCAGGTTTGGGGGGAGGCATCACAGATAGCGGATTCGTAATCGGATTCATCGAAAGGAGGAGCTTCCGGGATGCTGGCGTCATAAGCGAGGGCGGAAAGGATAAAATCCATTTCCTGGTTCATATTGCAGAAGACTTCACGGTTGATGAGCTGGTCGAGAATTTTTTGGTTGTGGGTGGAATCGGAAGAATATTCTTTGTCATTAACGGTGTAGAACATGGGATCAACTTCCTTTTTGTATGTAAGGGTTCAGGATTCAAAATCGGGGTAGTCGAGGGCGGTGGCGTTGGAGAAGAAGACATCAACCATATCCTGATCGGATTCGATGTTATAGCAGCCGCCGCAGGAATCGTTTTCTTCCCACTCATTGGAATCGGGGCTATATTGATAAAGGGTGAGAGTTTTTGCTTCGCCGTTGAGGTACTGCTGATAGAGTTCAAGCTCACTTTTGATCACGTTCTCAGCACGAGAGCGCCAGTCCGGGGTGGAGTAGCCGAGGTCAGCTACGTTCTGGCGGGTGCAGACGGCGAAACCGGCAAGGCCGGAATCAAAATCATCATGGAACGGGGTGGTGGAGAGAGCGATGGCGGAGTGAATGTAGGCATAGATAGGGAGTTTGACGTATTCAGGTTCAATGCCGGCTTTGACATCAGGGACAAAAGCGCTGACAGGTTTATCACCGGAGAAATAACGGTTGGGGGCGATATAGAATGTGGAGTAGCAATCCCAATCCGTGCGGGGGTTGGGAGGGAAGAGGTCGGGTTCTTCGGAGATAAAATAAAGGTCATTGCCGGATTTGGCGTAAGTGCCGGTGAGGGTTTGTTCGGTTTGAACGGGGATGGTGAGGGTGGACATATTTCAAGCCTCCTTCTTGGATGCGGATTCAACTTCCGGCTTGGATGCGGCATTAATATAAGTGTTGACGGCGGCATTGAAGCGATCAAACAGGACACCGCTGTACATGACAAGGGTTTTGAGCTGCTGGGCGGTGCGGTGATAGCGGTTGCGGAACTGGATGTGAGCTTCGTTCCAATCGGTATTCATGGTTTTATAGACGTTGCGGTAGGTGACGGAGAAGTTGCAGGAGGTATCATAATAGATAGCAGCGGCCTTGGCAATGGCGGCATTGATGGCGGCAGCACGTTCATCCAAAAGGGACTGAGAAGGGGCAGGCTTGGGCTGCTTTGCGGATTCATCCGGCAGGGGGGCGGGAATGGGCTGTTCATCCAGAACGGAGGTGGCCGGAGATTTGATGATGCAGGGTTCGGTTTTAATGAGGCCGAGTTCCCGCTGGACACCGAGGGGAAGCTGAGAGTTGGGGTTGGAATCGTTTTTGCGGACGTGCTTGATGATGGCATCGTTATAGAGATCGTTCAAAATAGAATTGAAGATTTCGCGGTAGGTAGTGGAGGAGCTGATAATTTGGATGGTGGAGATATAAGAAGTGCAGGCGTGGGACTTGCGGTAGTTGATGCGCTCCTGCTCCTGGACAAAGCCATAATCGCGTTTCATTTTGGCGTAGATCTGGCTGAGGATATCGCGGCGGGAGGGGTAAAGCTCCGGGGCGTTGCGGATGATTTTATCCATGGTCTGGTAGACTTCATCACGCCAGGTGACGGGGGCGGATACGGGTTTGGAAGTTACAGCAACAGAGACATTTGACTTTTGCGGGGCAGGTGCCGGGGTGGATTCGTTTTTGGGGCTGGGGGCAGGTTCATCATGGACGGCATAATCCTTGGGGGTGACGGTGACGGGCTGCGGAGCAGGCTGCTGAGCGGGGACAACACCGGTAAAGTGGTTGGCGATGGCAGCGAGGGTGGAGGTCATTGTGACCATGCAGCGGGTGGTTTCGGCCTGGGTTTTGAGGGTGGAATCAACGAGGGCCTGGATGGTTTGCATGGCGACGGCGGAGGTTTGGTCCGGGGTGGCGAGGACGCTGCGGCCATAATAAAGGGATTCCATAACATCCCATACGAAGTCCATGAACTTATCCGCGTTGGGCTGGCGGGAGAAGCGGCAGATTTCCATAACACCACGGAGGGTGTAAATAAATACATCCCTGGACTTACCGTCAACTGTATTCATTTTGCATACGGTTGAAAGAGGGTCCAATCGATCTTTATTCCGATTATGAATCTGCTGAATTGCGATACGAGGATTCTCATAATTCAACGCTGCACCGACCTGTTCGCGGGTCATGTAGAATTCATTTTTATTGGAATCGTCCTGATATACATTGCAGGTCAGAGAGCCAAAAGGCTTTTGGGTGACAAGGGTAAGATTTTGAGTCATTTTGAAAGTTCCTTTCTGAATTGAAATGAGATGATATGGGATAAATGGATATTGGATATTTGTTATGCTTTGACGGTGTTTTTGCGGGTGAGTTCGAGGACGGTGCAGAACGGGGCGAACCAGCCGCCGCCCGAATAGAAGGCGTGCGGGGTGGAGGGCTGGCATTCATAGCAGACAGTACCGTTGATGATAGCGAGGGTGTAGGTAAGTTTGGTCATAATGGTTGATCCTTTCTGATGGTAAAAATGGATTCAAAATAAAACAGGGAACAAGCTGGTGGGAAACGGTCTTCTTGGGAGGATCGGAGGTTGGGTTTGTGAAGAACGTATTAACGTAGTTTTGGTTTTGTGACGGGTCTTTTGATGTTATCTCGAAACCGTATGGAGGCGCTCGGTCTGCAGACGACGCCCATGCTCCAGGAGGGGGACCTGGTAACAAATTCGGACTCTTGGATATAACCGAAGAGTGAAGCATGAACTGAAATAAGATCAGCAAATGATTCTATACCTTGTTAGGCTGTTTTATTTTTGAGGTTTATAGTTGGGACACGGCGGGGTGTGGTTGGCAAAATCGGCCATGGAAGCGCCGTAGTATTTATGCTTGGGAATTTGCCAGTTGATATGAACTGGGTGACGGGAACAGGATTTGTTTTGACATTTGGACATGCAGAAACAGATATCCTGATTGAGTTCAGAATAAAAGCTCATGAGGTAGCTCCTTTCAACAAATCATCGAAGGTGAGAGTGGAGGGAGGAACGGATTGGGTTTTGGATTGTTCAAACATGGGGGAAGAAAAAGCTATAGAACTATCGTCGAGATAATAAGAATCAAATCTTGGAGGTTTATAGCGTCTTACATGAATAATAGGGAGTGTCTGCCCGCAATATCGTTTCATAGACTCTGTGAAAACGTTTGGGACTCTGATGTTGCCAAATTCGTTCAAACCAAATTCAGCGGCCATATCATCCCACTGGCGAATGGTAACTTTATCTCCGACGTTGTAGGTAGGATAGTTATTGGGGTTAAAGACAGTATCCATAGTTATTGGACTCCTTGAAGTAAATCATTGAAAGTAATAGAGGGGACAGGAATACGGTTTTCGGGTCCATGGGGGAGGGCTGCGGGGAGGAGCATGGCAGAGGTGAAAAACCAACCGCGAGGAGAATCACCATCATTAAGGTCTACATGAACATCCGGTGAATAATTGAGAAAATAAATGGGTTCATCAGGAAGACATTTATCATGAACGATTCTGACAACAATAAACTCTTTGCCGCAGAGAGGTTTCATGTCAAGAACAAAAGAAAGTTTATTGGGATGAACAGCGATATCACCGTAAGGATCGGAGCCGAATTCTTCCATCATATCATCCCAGGTGCGGACGATGACGTGATCACCGACGTGGTAGGTGGGGTAGGAGGCTGGCATTCAAATGCCTCCTTTCAGGAAATCGTCAAATGAAACAGGGAAAACGGGAACCGGGGTGTCATAGGGGTGGAATTCATTGGGGGTGAAAAGAGCGGCGTCCCAAGAGAATCTGGCAGCGGCGGAGGGATCGACAGCGGTGGAGAGATCGTAGGGTTTTAAGAAGTAAAAGGCGGCGGAGGGATCAACAGCGGTGGAGAGACTGTAGGGTTTTAAGAAGCAAATGTCAGAAACGCCAAGTTTACGACTAATCCGCACAATACTGCCACAAAGAGAACGGCGTTCAGGGGACATATAATCTGTGATACTATTGGAAAAGAGATCGGAAAACCGCGCATAGCCATCATCATCTTTGGGAAGAGCGTCAAACTCTGCGGCAGAAATGATTTGAACGAGGGTGCCAACGGGGTAGGTGGTGGGGAATTTCATTGCGCGGCTCCTCTCAACAAATCATCGAAGGACATTGAAACCGGAGGTGGAGAAACGATATAAGGGTGAAATTCAGCGGCGGAGAAGAACCAGTCATCCCAGTGAAAAGCGATTGTATCTTTAACGAAGAGAGGGGTGAGTTCGTATAGGTTTCTTTTATCACTTTTAGAAATGCCGGTAATGACAGCCGGACAGCCGCAAACAAGAAGTTTATCTCTGTGAAAAGAATCGTCTGCTTCGAAAGGGGAACGGGCAAGAATAAAATTGCCGAAATTATCCGTAGGATGGGAACGAACTTCTTTTTTGGAGATGATTTGGACAACATCTCCAACTTCATAGGTGGGGTTCATGGTAGGCTTCCTTTCTGTGATGGGGTTAGAGGTTTGCGATAAGAGAATCAAAGCTGAGATACGGAGCGGGGATGGTGCGGGAGATCATGCTGGACGAGATGATGTGGTAGGAATCGCTGTGAGGAAAGTAGAGGCGGAGAAGGCCGGATTTGCCGAGGATGGCAACGATCTTGCCCTGCTTGCCGAGGATAGGCTCATAGGGGATAGAATCGGTGAGGGTGAAAGTGGTGCCGTAATCATACTGAAGGGAGCAGAGCATTTCCGGAGCGGAGACGATCTCGACCCAGGTGCCAGGTTCATAGCCGGGGAGGAAAGGGGTCATGAGGAATCACCTACCTTGGAGGAGCTGGTCAAAAGAGATGCGAGGAGCGGGGTTTAGGTCGATGAGAATATCGCTAATATCATAGAAAAGGTCTTTGTGATTGAGATGATAGTGCTTTTGTTTATGAATGGAATTATCGACAAGCACATCGGCGATTTTACCGTCATCAGAAACAACAGTGCCGTGGAGGGTTTCAGACGTAATGTCAACAGGGGTGGAATCATAGGGAGAAATGAACCTGACAAACCGGTTAAAATAAACTTGAGTGCCGGGGGCAATTTGGATATTAGGTATCATGGGGAGCACCTACTTTGAGAGATAAGATCGTCAAAAGAGATCGTTGGGGGAGGTACGAGAGCGGGGGTGACGGCTTCGGGGGTATCGTCATAAGTAAGGGCGGAATGGGTGGTGACAAATGTTTTGTTATTCATACTGGGGACAGCAACGGCGACATAAACGCCAGTATCAGATTTGACAAAGCCGTGGAAGGTACGACGGGCTGTGCCATGTAGCGTTATGATTTCAAAATAGACGGGAGTGCCGGGTTGAATGTAATAAGGACCCATAAGAATCACCTGTATGAATTAGAGGACGGAAATAATTTCATCAAAAGAAACGGTAGACGGGGGTACGAGGTTGGGGATCTTATAGAAGAAGGAATCGTTGGGGTCCTGGATTTCGGTGATGTATTCATGGGGGACATGGAAGGTGCGGGAATCATCGGTCCAGACGGTGACGTAGTTGCCGTTATCTTCGTGGACGGTGCCGGAGAGAAAGGTGACCTGAAATTCAGTTTTCAAAGGATCGTGATCCGGGCTAGTAATTTGTTTTACGGTATGGAATTTGACCCGTGAGCCGGGAGAGATAAATTTCATAAAAATCACCTGAATTCATTGTATAAGCGGGTTCCGGGGTATTACCAGGCGCTCCAACCATTGGGATGGCCGGAGGCCCAGCGAAAGGAAAGTAAAACCATGACCGTGCGTTTACCAGGCGCACGAACAGGGGGCGCAACGAGCTGCTAAGAAAGGAAGAAACAGCTGAAGCGCCTGGGAATGCCCCGGAACCATGGGGCGGAATGGAGAAAAATAAAAATCAATTTGTGAAAGCTGATGAGAGGCAGCCGGTGATGGCAGCAGGCACTGTTTACTGAGCCTCTGGGTTAGTTTAGTGTCTTGCTGATGTTTAGTGGTATTTATTGTTGAGTTTGCTGCTCTAGTACGCCTTTTCTGATGCGCCTTGAGTTGGAGTGTCGATGTGTCGGATACCTATGGAACTCGATGATGGAGATGATCCGACGACAGTGTTGGCTTCCAGGGGGTGGGACAGGAGAACAAATTCAAACCCTCGGATATGACCGGAGGGTGTTTGGCTTTGACTTGAAACAAAATCAAAACGAAACTTTACCTTTGAACAAATTGATTTTTTGGGATTATGCGGTTACGCTGGGCGGGGCGAGGTCGGCCTTGATACAGGTTTCAAGGTCAAGGCCGTATTTGGCGTTATACTTTTGGATGATATATTTGGTGGTATCGGGCTGGACATCCTTGAACCAGGTGATGTTGCCCTGGAAGGACTGAAGGTCTTCATCCGGCCACTTTTTGCCCTTTTGTTTATCGCGGAAGTAGGTATCAATGGTGGCTTTGAAGATTTTATTTTTGCGGTAGCCGACTGTGATTTGGTTATCCTTATTGAGCATGACGCCAAGAATCCAGTTGCGGCCGGCGCGGGAGTGGAACTGGGTTTTGGTTTCATTGAGAGTGAAAGGAGCGTTCATTTGGGAGAGAAGCTGGACGATGAGGCGCTCGACAGCATGGTAATTGAAGACAACTTTGCAGGAGACGATGATATCATCGGCGTAGCGGGTGTAGCAGAGGCGGTCGGTGATGGGGGTTCCGTCCGGGTTGTGCTTGCCGGATTCAAAATGGTTGACGGCCTTGGCGAAGGCGTGGTCAAAGGGGATCATCATGATGTTGGTGATGAGCGGGGAGATGGGGGTGCCCTGCGGCAGTGCTCCGTTAAGGAAGCAGAGGTCGAGGGCTTTGAGCAGCTCCGCGTGGCCGGTGGGGCTGGCGAGGATGAGGTTGAAGGGATAAATGAGTTCAAACTGGGAGAGGACAAACGCCGGCGTGGTGGAGGGGAAGAAGCCGTGGAAATCAAAGTGGGCGAACCACCAGGCACCGAACTTTTGGTGACGTTTGGCGGCGGAGAGGACGCTGCGGTCCTCGACATAGGCGAAGGCGCAGGTGTGGTGGTCGGCAAACATCCAGGACTGGAAGAGGGTTTTGAGTTCCTTGAGGGCTTTCATTAAGTCGGAATTAGGGGCATCGATCCAGCGGAGGCCGCCGGAAGCTTTGGGGATGGGAAAATGGTTGTACAGGCTGGAACGGGGTGTGGTGAGGCGAAGGGATTCATACTGCTGGTTGAACGCCTGGAGCTGGAAAATCATTTGTTCCACCTTGGTGATGCGCATAATGCGGGGAGGAACTTTGTTGCAGATGACGGTACGGGTAGCACCGTGGCCGCCGGTGGAAAGGTTGGCGAGGTTGAAATCCCCGCGGAGGAGTTCTTCAAACGTCATTTCCCGGAAACGTTCCGGGCAGTTATAAGTGATGTAAACCATGTGAGTGCTCCTTATGTGAGGGTTGTGTTTGTGTTCTGATGGGAGATGGAAGGCTGCCGCGGCACAATCCTCGCCGGGCTGCGCAAGACTGTTGTTCCGGTTGATGCGATGGTTGCCTGATTTGGACGCACCTTTTGGGTTACTGCAACCTTTGTAGGTCCAATGTGTGTGGATTGGACTTAATCGTTTTCCACCAATCGGTAGTACAAGTCTCGGCGACTGCGATATTCTAGTCGGGAGTCACCGTGGGGTCCGCTGGCCAGTATCATGGAGTGGGTGGGTCGGGGTAACAAATTCGTACTCTTGGATATAACCGAAGAGCCTGAAGCGAAAAAAGCTTACAGTATACAACACAAACGAAATTTAATGGAACGCTAAGATGACAGGGTTACAGACCGAGGAATGCGGATTCACCCTGGAGGTTGAAGGGGGCGGAGAGGCCGGTGTGGGTCAGCTCGCCTTTTTTGATGAAGTTTTGGAAGTTGGTGACGGTATAGCAGGCGGCAACGCGAACCGTGGGGGCAACGCCGAGGGTAGTGCCGCAGGCCGAAACGGGGACCTGGGCGGTGGCTTCGGCGTGGGTGAAGTTCATTGTGGCGCGAAATTCCTTGACCTGATTGGGGTCCGACCAATCGGCGGCGTAGAGCTGGGCATCAAAGAGGGCGGTGCGGACATCAAACATGGCTTTAATAAAGGTGTTAAAGCGGTTGGCATCCACAATTTTCTGGCGGATTTCGATATTATCCACGGCGAGAAAAACGTAACCGGAGAGGGGCTGGCCGTTCCAGCCGGAGGGTTCCAGACGGATATCATTTTTGGCTTCCGGGTTGATGGCACAGAGGATATCGCGGAGGGCTTCCACTTTGGGCTGGCCGACCTGGGGATCAAAGAACATCTGGTTGACGATGTTTTTCTTTTCCACCGTATCAAAATCATAAAGGGTGAAGTTGGTCAGGCCATAGCGGGCAAGAAGCTCCGCGATGGTGGAGCCGACCGAACCGCAGCCAATGATGTGGATGCGGCCTTTGACATCATGCGGGGAGAAGACATCCAGGCTTTTGGCAAGATTCATAAGGCACCTCCGTTGGTGAGATAATCATAATAGGTGGGGTAGTGGTCGTAATAATTGCCGTCATCGTCCATCCAGCAGCGGGCGGCGTTATCCCAGACGACATGGGGTGCGGTGCCGCCGATGGGCTTGACGGGAGGGTTTGTTTTGGAATAGATGGGCGGAGCCTTGGTGACAAGGGACTGAGCGGTGGCGGCAAAATCGGAGAGGGTATCGGTGTAGGTAACAGAGATATCGTCTTTATCGTAGATTTTGTTGGCGGCGTAGTCATACAGGCGGGCGGTGAACTCGCCGCGCTTGTTCCAGATCATGAAGAGGTAGAAATCATTGCCCTTGAGCTTATTGACAATTTTGGACTCGTTTTCGTCATCGACGCCGGAAGGGGAAGTGGACATGTTGACGTGGCTGTGGGCCTGGTAGCGGATGTTGTTGAAGATTTCATCGGACTGGGAGACCAGCCAGTCGTTGTATTTATCCTGGTCGGTTTCGACGGTGACACCGGTAACCTGCTGGGGGTAGACGAGGATATCATAGATTTCATACTCGGTGGGGGAGAGCTGGCGCATGAGGCCGTGCCAGGCGACCTCGGAAGTGAAATCATCAATGAGGCGGGACTGTTTGGCCCAGGCATCGGCAGTAAAATTGATGTTGATTTTATCTTTTGCCTTAGTTTTTGTGAGCTTGACAGCGCCGGTGAGGAGCTGCTGGCGATAGAGTTCGATGGCGGCATCCAGAGCGGTCTGATCAATACGGATAACTTGCATGGTTATTCTCCTTCCTTAACGGAATCGTTTGCGGATTTGAGCTGTTCAATGGCCTGCTTGGGGGTGATGGATTCACCGGCGGCGGTAAGGATGACGGGGATATCATTGTGATAGGCGGCGGCGAAATCATCAAAGAAATATTTGGTGGAGATGGTTTCGACAAGGTTCATGCTGCTGGCGCTCTGCTGACAGATGGCAATGGCGGCAAGAAAATCTCGGCGATCCTCGGCATCCTCCAGCATGGGTTCATAGTTACCGAGACAGGAGTGATGATTGATGTGAGGGTTGGGAACAGCCTGAATGACGTTCATATTGATCGCATCGGACATGGCTGTGACATGGCAGTTGTAATTAAGCCTATAGGTGGCAGCGAGTTTGATTTTGAAGATGTGGTCAATGAACACAGCCCGGAAAAGGATACGAACATCGTGTTCTTCTTCGCCGGTAAGATCCTCATAGGGACGGTCACTGTTGAAGATAAAGGTTTCGATATCATCCGGGTCATAGTTGGAGAGGAAGGTGGTGATGACGAGGAGAAGCGATCCATCGACAGCACCAACGGAAATACCTTTTTGGGTGTGGAGATAATCCTTGAGTTCCGTGATAAAGGTGGATTCATCTTTGGAGTCAAGGCCGGTCAGCTCACAGTTAATGCTGGTGATGTTGGTAAAAATTTCCGAGATACGGGCGCGGGTTTCTTTCAGATCACGGTAAAGACTTTCAATTGACCGCTTGAGATCCGCTTTACGGCGGTCAATAGTACCTTTGAAGAGGGATTCGATCGCTTTATCTACGGCCCTGGAGGACAGATCGGTTTTGTTATAAAGAGCTTCCGCCATCCGGGCGAGGGTTTCCGAGCCAGTATCCGGGGTGGAGAGGGCGCGGAGGTAAGCGAGTTCATCGGAAGTGAGGGGGTGATCCTTGAAGAGCCAGGGCAGCAGGCGGGGCATGGCCGAGGCGAAACGGCGGTGAAAAAGACTGCTGAAGAGGCCGCTGTCGTGCTGGGACTGGACGATGGTGATACGGGCGGCTGCATCCTGATAAACTTTGTACTTATCAGAGAGATAAGCGCCGATATCTTTGACTTCCTGAATGGAATCGGGGATGGCGGCATTATCAGTGACGAAGAACAAACGGGATTCATTCGGGTTAGGGGAAGGCTGCAGGCCGGAATCATCGCCAAGGATGGCAAGGGTATTGCCTGCGGTGAGGCGGGAGTAGACCGTGCAGGCCAGAACTTTGGTGAAAATTGTTTTGAAAGAGGAGCGGCAGGGGGTGTTGTCCTGCCATGTGATGGTGGGCGACATGGTGTTGAGAATATCGGTGCAATTGGGGAGTGGCATGGTGATTCATTTTTCCTTTCTGATTAGATTTGGAACGATTGGCCGCGTTTGCGTTGCCCGCTGCCTGCCGCGGGGAGGCTGTTCCTGTAAGGCAGCACCCCGGTGGGGGAAGAGACACCACCGGAGGGAAATCAATCAGGCGTTATCCTGCTTGGCAATGTTGACCAGGTAGCACTTTTCCGCGATACCGAAGTCTGCGAAGGTCTTATCCAGGTCGCCTGCGGCCAGAGAGGAGCCATCCAGCTTGGTCTGGCCGGTAGTGTAATCGACATCATGAGCTTCCAGGACGGAGCGCAGGGTGGTGTTGGGGTCAACGGGGTAGGTGTTGCGGTGCAGGTTATCGACGATAGTAACGTTAATCATGGTAAAAAATCTCCTTATGATGAAATATTTTTATGTTGGATTGTGGATTGGGGAAGAAAAATCATGGCCGGGCTGCTTGTTGTGGGGGTGAGCACCGGCCGTTTTGGTTACTGAGCGGCGGTTTCGTTTTCCGGGGTGGCCTGGGATGCCGGGGTGGAAACTTCAATGCCGGCGATGATAGCATCGTGGTCGGCCTTGAGCTGAGCCAGGGTTGCGGTGGCCTGGGTCTCGATTTCATCCAGGTGCTTTTTGGCGAAGCCGATGCGCTCGGCGACATGCTCCTTGGCCTTGGCGACGTTTTCGAGGTCGGCGGGCAGGTCCTCAACGTAGATGGCATTGTCGGTGCCGAAGGCGGACTTGGCGAAGCAGATGCCGTAGGTGGACATGCTCTGCTTGGCAGACGGGGCAATGGCAAAGATGATTTCATCGTCATCGCCGGACTTTTTGCCGGGCTTGGTCAGCTGCAGGGCCTGAGGAGCCTTGGTGTGAAGGGTTTTGAGCTGGGCCATAGTCAGGGTGGAGGTGATGGAGAAAGTGGTTTCGTTGATTTTGACAGTAGACATAATGTGTGTCCTTTCTTTGGCGTGTAGCCAATGTAAAAAAATATTTGCAAGTGCGGAATGCACGATTGCCTAGGTTGGGGAATTGATGAGGGAAGCGAGTTCATGGCAGGCTTCGCGGTAGGTATCGGCGGACTGGATGAAGGTGGGGCCGTCACGGATCTCGTAATGGCCGTGGGTGGGGATGATGATGTACATGGGGGTCAACTCCTTTTGCTTGCGAAAACTTGTAAATAACAGGGTGAAATAAAACCTGCCAGACTGGGCAGGGCGGGGAACAAATTATAATAAGGCTGGGATGCGCTGTGAGAAACGAGAAGAAAACGGGCGAGAAACTGCATGGCCACAAGGAAACACGGCCTGTAGGGGCTGTGTGGGGCGCTGAGAGGGATGCGGTTTCATGCTGGCGGGTGACTTTGTGATTTTGATTATATACAAGTTTTCGCAAATGTTCAAGCCATAAAAATGTTGCTTGATGCGGTGAGAATGTTGCATGGCCGATGACAAAATATGTTCGTTTTTGAGCGGTGCAAACCCGGTAAAGTGGTGGGTCAGTAAAAGCAATGTTCCAAAACGGCCTAAAAATTGCGTGTCAATACGACTAGGAAGGTTCAAAATCGGGCTGAAAACAGCACGTCAATAGCGTTTATATATAAAGATAAAGAAAGATATATAAGAGGGCGGTGCGTCCGGCGTTTGGAATGGGAACGGGTTTTGCGCTTGCGTTACGGTTTTGCGGGACTCTGGGGCACGGGTTTGTAGGCGGCGCAGGTTTTGGTGGCGGAACAGGAAACAGTGTTCGTTTTGGTGATGGGAATGGTGGGTGCGATGGGAGGAGCGGCAAGGGTGGTGGCGGACTGGAGAGTTACCGGAGGTTCAATCTTGGGTTGGGGAAGAGGCTGTATGCGAAAAGCAGAATTTCAAAAAGGTGTAGCTGTTCATTCATGACCACTTTTACCTCCCTTTCTGCAACATTCGGATGTGCCCGCAGGCGTATTCCATCTTCGCACTGGCGGCAAGGCATCTATCTCCGTCAGAATCCGTATATGAAAAGGGCCACACCATGAGATGGCCGCGAGTTTCGCCGCAAATAGGGCATCTCAAATCATCGAGCTTTTCATAGAATGGTTCGACTTTTGCCCATTCGGGGTTATCGAGGATTCCGTTCGGCATCAATTCCTTGCCATACAGCACATCAAAGGTTTTGGGGTCAATCTGGTTTGCAAAATCTGGCTTTCCATTTTCAGTGAAATACACCCACATCGCGCCCGCCTTGATAGTGGGGGTATCTTTTAAGAGGGTTACTTTATAGATCATCTGGGCATTTCCTTTCTTGATTTGATTTTGAATGGGCAAAAAAAAGCCTTGCGTGGTGGACAGGGCTTTTATAGTGGAGTGATTTAATTAGAGGCTGAGCTTGGTCGGGTTTTCATCGGCGATTTGAAGGACGCGATAGAGAATATTGGAGATGGTTTTATTGGTAAGAGCCAGCAACTTTAAGGTCTCGGTATCGCTGGTGCAGGCAAAGGCTTCAAAGTGGGAATTGAGATAGTCAACATAAGAGCTGAGAAGAAGAGAATCGTTTTCGTCGTGGTAGGCTGTTGCGGTATCGACAAGGATGCGGGTACGGGCAAGGGCAGAGATGACGGGGGTGTCACGGAAGTTGATAGGATTATAGCGGTCGGTCACATGATGAACGGTCCATTTTTCTTTGCCGATACATTCAAGGATGAAAAGGCGGGCGGTACTGTACTCCAAGTCGGCATCAATATCGTTCTGGACAGCATCAATCTTATCAGGGGCAGGGTCGAGATTATAAATGCTCTGGCCGGAAAGTTTTGAGATGAGAAGCAGGCGGGGATGACTGGAGGAAAAACCTTCACGGCTGCCGTTGTTGATGTTGGAAAGATAAGCGGAGGCCATGAGAAGGTCCTCACGGGAAGCGGGGGTGGGGTAAATGAATTCATAGAGGAAGGAGGTGAGCTGCTGAAAATCCATGGGGTTGCGGTTGACCTGAAGAACCATATAGGGTTCATTGTCGGCGCCGAATTGTGTGGCCGAAGAGGTGAAAGTGCGGAGCTGGGTGAGAGTGATGTGATGAAGCATGGTTAGTCCTCCTGCTGAACAAGGTCTGCAAACTTAGCTTTGGCAACTTTCAAGGCAGATGAATCGGTAATCATGGTTGGTAATTCCTTTCTTGAATCATTTTGCACCGCAGGTTAATGGACGGCGGCGAGGACGGGGGCGGCGGCACAGCAGAGGGTTTTGCAGCCGATGACGCGGCCTTGGGTATCGCGGACCATACAGCAGGGGTAAAAGACATCGGAGCGGGTGGGAACGCGGGAGGCAACAAGAGCACTGACAATATAAATCGTATTGGGCATGGGGTTTGGCAGGTTTTCGACATCGCCATAGTAAGAATGGGAGATGGGGATGGTTGTGCCGGAAGCGGTAGTGAATTCGCCGTCGGAGATGGATTCAACATAGACGCGGGCAACCACGCCGAAAGGTTTGATGGAGGCGGTGCCAATGTTGATTTCGTGCGGGGTGAGGTTGAGAATTTGGGTAGACATGGGGCGGTACTTCCTTTCATGCTGCGCAGCTTTGTGGCTTGCGGATTCGTTTTTGAATTTACAATTTGTTCATAAGATTTGTTAGGATGGTAAAATTTATGCGGATTTTAGCTTGAAAAGTTTGGTGGAAACGGAGAAATAATTTTGTTTTGCGGTTCGGCTTATGACTGGATTATACAACCAAACGTTGTGATACGCTAGTGCAAAAGGTTGGACATCAATAATAATAGCGGCGTTCCAAATCATATTTGCCGTTGGGGGTGAGGCCGTTGGGGGCGGACCAATCGCAGGCATCCTCTTCGTTTTCGGCAGAGGGGCGGATGATGGGCCAGGTGACGACATAGCACGGGGCGGTGAAATCCTTGGCGATTTCGTTGGGGCAGATGGCTGTGGCAACGTACTGGGCGATACCGTGGTAACAATCATAGGAGCAGTATGCTTGCTCCAGGAGGATGAGGGGTTTGCCGTCATAAGAGCAGGCACCGTTGAGTTCCAAGCGGGAGAGTTCGGACTGAAGGTTGAAGGGGTGGTGGGTTTTGGTTTTCATTTTGGGTTCAACCTTTCTTTGACAATACTGTTACTTAATTCTGAAATATTGGAAGATAAGAAAAGCGCCCTGGGGATTAAACCAAGGCGCGATGGGGATTCGTGATTCATTTTTTACTGGGCCTGGGGAGGATTTTTGCCGCTTGCATTCTTGACAATATACAGAGTGTTTGCGAGAGTGGTTTCGCTCAGGTCGTCAATCCGGTTAGTCAGGCGGTCGATGCGTTCGTTGGTAGCGTTGACAGCTTCAATTGTCATATCAAGCTTCTTTTCAATATGGCTTTCAATGTAGGCCATCATGCGGGTTTCGGATTCTTTAATGAGTTCACCGCATACTTCGCGAGATACTTCACGGGATACTTCGCGGGATACTTCCGTCATCATCTGGCGGAGGAGTTCAATGTCGTTTTTATCGAGGGCCATGGGGCACCGTCCTTTCTTTAATTATAGTATAACAGATTGACGTTCAAAAATCAATCTTGATGCGGCGCTCTTTGATGGGGATGGTTTCAAAGTGGTAGCCAGAATTGTAAGTGTTGGGAATGCGGGTGCGCTTGGTATCGTGGCGAATGGTGGAGAGTGGGGCGGCAAGGAGCAGGGAGAGGATAGCCCCGGCAGCGGATTCAATCTCGGAATCAGGACAGCCAAAGCCGATAAGCGGGTCAGTAAACCAGGACTTGGGGCTTTCTTCCACACAGGCATCGCCGGAGTAGGTTTCGCTTTTGGGATCGATGGGGGTTTTGAGGTAGTGGAAGGGAAAGAAAGGGTTATTGTCCAGGCTATAGGAGTAGTAAACGCTGTTCATTGTAAAGTCGATATAGCTGGTGTGGGTGACGGTGATGGGGGCGTTGGGGATGGCCTGGAAGAGGGCGAGTTCCTTTTGGAGGTTGGAAATCAGCGGTTCCCGCACTTTGGGATGAAAGGTTGAAGAGGATTCAATGAGGCGCTGCGTTGCGGTGCAGGCTTCTTCCAGGTTGCGGTCAGAGATGACGGCGGGATACAAGGGTTTCACTTTGCCACCCTGGGCGGTGATGAGCTGGGCCAGGCGGGTGAGGATGCGGGCAGAGTTATACTGCCAGGAAGTTGCGTAAAGACGTTCGTTCTTTTTTATAACAATCATTTTGGTACTTCCTTTCAGCGGAGCTTAGAGGTAGTGGGCGGGAAACGCCTGGCCGACTTCTTTATAGGTGGTGAAGATGGGGCCGTGGCGGCAGATAAAATCATGCAAGCCGGCACGCAGGGCGCTGAAGATTGCGTCTTCATTGTAATGGACGGATGCTTTGTTATAATCGCGCTGCCAGGTGGTAAAGTAGGTCCGGATTGCTTTGGATTCCCAATCATTCTGGAGGAAGGCGGGGATCTTGCCGGAATCATACTGCTGCCAGGCTTTGGCAAAACGGATATCGCCATAGATGCGGGAGGCCATGTTATAGGCGATTTTCTGCTCTGCGGTGCAGACGGACTTATCCACGCCACGGATTTTGTGGTATTGCAGTTTCATTGCGGGACCCCTTTCAATCAGAGAATGATCTGGGTGCCTTCATCCAGGGACTTGCGGAGGGTATTGGCAAGCGCGTTGAGGTCCGTGAAGTTTTCATTGGGCAGGGGAGAGTTGACGGCGTGATGGGCAAAGGTTTCAAACTGGCTGCGGGTGATGGTGCCGGAGTCGGCCAGCTTAGCGAATTCAATGAGGGAATCGGCAGTAGGTTTTGGCTGGTGAAGGGCGAGGGCATCCAGCATTTCCGGCTTGACTTCCGTGTAGCCAACGGTTTCAACATGTTCATCCGGGAAGGCCGTTACGATAACTGTACAGTTAGGAACGGTGTGGGAAACGATACGGGAAGCGGTAAGATCCGTGATGGTTTCCATAACGGTGAAGTGACGGTCGCCGGTTGCGGTTTCATAATAGACGCGGAACGGGGTTGTTTCGGGGTCAGAGAGGTCATCGGCAGGCCGAATGCGCAGGTCTACATAGTGCGCGGGATTCTTTTCGATTGCGGTGCGGCACTGGTCAAGAATGTTCATTGCGGCGGCGGAGAAGCACTTGAAGCTTTCGACCGACTGGGATTCATCTTCCAACCAGGCGCGGGCACTCTGGCGGGCTTGACAGGCGGCAGGACGGGTATTGAAATAGCCGATGGTGGTGGACAGGTGAAGGGAATCGGTGAGGATGAGGGCATAAAGAGAATTCAACATTTTGGGTACTTCCTTTCATTTCATACTGTTTTTTGGCAGGGGATTCAATCGGCATCCATGGCCAGAGCGTATTCATCCGACTGGCCAAAGACGGTGAGGGTGACGGTTGCAGGGCTGGACGGGTCATAATCAATTTGGATGTTGGTCATGACCAGGCGGCAGGTGGCGGCGAAGGTCAAGAGGATAAGGCCGAGGGAGAGGAGGAGGGTGGAGAGAATGCGGCGAGGTTTCATTTGGGGGACTTCCTTTCATTGGCAAAGCCAATTCAATTTATGATGCAATAAAAAACGCCCTGGCGGTGAAGTCAGAGCGCAAAGAACTTATTCATGATGTTTATGATGGGGTCAGGCCGCCTTGCGGTGGGTGGCGGTGCGGTGCTTTGCCGCTTTGGGTTTGGCTGCTGGTTTGTGGGTGGCATACACGGCCAGAATCAAAACGGACAGGGAAACGGCCAACAGGATGAAGGGGTGGCGAGTGGCCAGGGCGGGAAGGCCAAAGAGAACGGCCAGGGTTACGGCGGCAAAGGCCGTGAAGCGGGCGAGGAGTTTTGTTAGCTTTTTCATGATGGGGGCCTCCTTTCGTTGCGGCGGTTTAGAATGCACCGCCGTCAAGATACAAACCGATTTTATCCGTGACGGCAACGCGGCGGCCGTTAATTTCGACCTTATCGCCATAGGCCAGGAGAGTGGCAAGGCGGTATTCGTGGCAGTTACCGTGCTGACGGCTTTTGAACTTGAAATGATTTTTGCGGATCACACCGGCCTGCATTTGGGTGGCAAAGAAACGCGGGGCGAAAGCTTTCATTTTGGCGGCGCGATAGACTGCCAGGGCTTTCCGGTATTCCGCCGTTGCGTGTTCCGGCGGGGTCATGGGGAAGCGCTTGAGAATTTCGGCGACGTGTTCGGACGTTTCAGCGGTTGCGCGGAACGGCACCCAAAAAGATTCATTTTGCCCACGGCAAGGGCGCATAAAAATCATTTGGCCCTTGTACATATGCGGGCGGGCAACATAGGGGCCAACGTGGTCAACCCCGTAAATGTCCCCGGCTTGCAGGTTATACCCGTGCCAGGGCGTGGGGCTGGTGCATTGACGCGGGCTTTTCATCTTATACCCGGCCACACTTTTGGCGACGGGTTTTGCGTGTTTGCGTGACATTTGGGTACACCTCTTTTGTATAATTCATTCAAACATTCGTTCTTTCCGGGCGCGGCGGTCATGCCCACTTTGCCCGGTTATAAAAGGCGGTTTTGTTTTGGCGCGTGGTTTTGTGGCGCTTGTACTCTTGCATTTTACCGGCTGAAATGTTATAATTAACCTGTGAAAAAACAGGCCATTGTTATAACGGCGTGTGAATACACTTTCCGGGTTGACAAGAGGTGCAAGGCTTAAACCACGGGGCCGCGACAAAACCGCCATATATGTACACTTGTGTAACCTATACAGGTTTTGCAAGTTGGGTTTTGCGCTTTACAATGCTTTACCATATTGACGCGGGATTAAAACCCCGTTGCCAGGCTGCAAAGGGTACACTTTCCGGGCGGAATTTATGCACACTTTTTGCGGCGGCATGGTAAAACAAGGGGGATATAGTGAATAAACAGGGCCCTTTGCGTGCACCGTGTTCCCACGGCATTTTTTAAGCACAAGGCGCACAAGTAAACCGTTCCCGGCTTTTGTGTCAACCTGCCTATTCTGTTATCAAAGTGCTTTTGTTGCAATCAGTAACACAGGGGCGCTTTTTGGGGCGCTTTTGTGTTTCCAGCCCCGCGGCGTGGACGCTTGCAACGGGGGCCATACCGCCCAAAAGAGGGCGGCGCGGTGGATTGAATCAGGCGCGGGCGGCGGTCAAAGTAGCGGCGGGCGCTTTGGGGGTTGTCTTCCGGGTGGACTTGCGCGGGGCTTTTGCTTTTGCCTGTACGGCGGCAACGGCGGCGGCTTTTGCGGCCTGTTCGGCCTTGCGCTGTTCGCGGGCGGCCTTTTGGGCGGCCTTGCGGGCCTTCTTATCTTCCACCAGGGCGGCGGCGTTGCTTGCCTGTACGCCGTCCAGACGGTCAAGCGCCCATTGTTCCAAAGTGTTCATAACCGTGGAAGTGGCGGCGGAATCGGCGTTCAGGTTGATTGTACCACGGCGGGCGCCGTTGGTATCTTTTGCGGTGCCATTGACGGCAACAGGGGCCAAGGCGGTAACAATACGGGCGGCGGCGGCGGCGTCAGTTTCACCGCTTGCCACGTCAAAGAGCATAGCGGCGGCGGCGCGGCGGTCAGGGGCGAACTTGCCCAAATAGCCGCGGGCGGCGGTCAGAACGGGCGCGGGGTCAGGGGTCAGGCTGTTAGTAACGGCGGCGCGATAATCCGCCACGGCCATAATCAGGGCGGCGGCGCTATCCCGGTACAGGTGGAAGAATTCACGGGCGGCGGCGGCGGTAAAGTCGGGGCCTTCACAGTGGGCGGTGAAGATTTTGCAGTTAATTGCCTTGTGCTCTGCAATGGCAGCGCGGGCGGCGGCGGTGTAATTTGTAGTCATGGTATGTACTTCCTTCCTATATGTTCAATGGAGTGTTGCCCGGGCGGTAAAGCCGGGCGCGGTCAAAATCGGACGAACATACCTGAAACGGTGCAAGGGGTTTGTTTCAAGTACACGCATAGTATAGCATGTGCATATAGCTATGAACATACACAAAACGCGCAAAATTAAAAATCTGAAAAAGTGATGGTACAGTGACGGAATATTTTGTTGGTGTACATATATCTATGCACTATTGATACATGCAAGAAAGAGGTGCAAATAATAAAGATTATGGGTAAACGCGTATATAATGAAGCCAAAAAAGCGGCAAATGCGCGATATATCGCGGAAAAAACAGATAGAATTCAGGCATATTTACCAGTGGGATATGCGGAAAAAGTGAATAAAATTGCAGAACTTCAGGGTACAAGTAAAGCACAAGTATTAAAAAATGCAATAGATATGCTATATAGCGCGGTTATTGAGAACGAATAGCGATTATTGACGGCCCCCCGGATTTTTTGCGCCTTATAAGGTACACGCGTACTAATAAGGCGGGAAGGCAGGGGGACTGGACTGCAAACACAAGGGTAAATATAGGAACACAGTGCAAATAGTATATGTGTGGCTATGTGTCTTGACAGTAGTATATACATGTGTGTTGACTGTATGGGGAATACTATACGCCGTATAATATAGGGCTGATAGGTCGACGGCACGGCACGGTATATAGTCCTATAAACAGGACTATAAAACAGCGCCTGGTATACCCTCTGTAAAGCAAGAAAAGCGCCAAAAATCAGTAGGTTAGAAGGCCATAAAATAGCGGTATATCGCTAAAAATCCACTACTTGCAAACCACGTTCAATAGTTTGCATAGGGGGGGTAGGTTAAAAAGAAAAAATGACGTAAAAGCGTGGAAAACGGGTCAGTTATCTCTCCTCACTCCAGGCTCTCAAAACACAAACCAACGCACCTACGCCACTTCTCCCTCTTTCACCTCCCCACCTCCTCTCCTCCTTTCTCTAAGCCCCTCCCTTCCTCCACTTTCCTCCCTCGAAACCCCCGTTTCCTTAATCGTTCCCTTTCTCGAAGAAAACCGCATAACAATCCGCTTTCTAGGCTCCTTTGGGGCCTTATTTTTTTACCCAAAAACGCCATAAAAACGCATGATTTGGCCACTAAAACGCACAAAAACAGCGCCAAAACGCTAAAAAACGCATTATTTCCGCTCGAAAACGCCTCGGAACGACTCTGGCGGAGCTTTTTGATCCCCGAAAACGCCCTCTTTGGGCCTTCACCAGGGGTAGATCCATCCATTTTTAGACTAGATCCGGCCAATAACGAGCACCACAGGGCTATCACAGGGCGCTCTGATCGCCTGTTAGTCGTTTTCCTACCTATTTATACTGTATAGTTGGTTCTATTAGCCTCGCTGTTGCCAGGTAGACAGGGGGGAGGTTAATCCCACTGTTGCCAGGCAGAGGGGGTAGATTGGGTCCCGCTGTCGTCAGACAGGGGGTATTCTTTCGCCCCTACAGGCGGAGCCTGTGTTACGCTTTCTCCTGAAATTTATTTTTTGCCACTGTTGACTTCTTGTAATTAGCGGTGCTATAATAGAACCATAAGATAAAGCTCCGCAGGATAAAGCTCCGCAGGACACACCACACAGGAGGGAAGCCCACCATGAAAAAAAGAAACAGCGTAGCTCACTTTATCCCCCGCACTGTTACTATGCAGGAAGCCACAGAGACCAAAGGTGGGCTGGACCTACAAGGTGCTGCAAGTTTACTAATGGCAATGATGCAGGCAAGCGCCGATGCTGATGGCCACAACGCCCTGATGGAACAGCTGGCATCCGCCATGGGTTATAAGCTGGTACGCGAAACACCACAGCCGCGCCAGCGGAGCCGCAGTAAGAAAGCCCGTGCCGCCCGCTATGCACAGCCCAAACTGAGCCTGGTAAAAACCAATGGTGTGGCAAAACCAACGCCGGCAGAGCCGATCCGCAGCCGCGAGGACTTTAACGCCATAGCCACCTACCTGCACACCCAGGGACGCCCGTATAACAGGCAGCGGAACTATACCTTATTTATATGTGGTGTGACACTGGGCCTGCGTGTGGGTGATCTTTTACGCCTTACCGTTGATGATGTGTGGGATTGTGAGCACAACTGCCCGCGCCACCGCGTAATTATCATCAATGAAAAGACCGGCAAGCGCACCAATGACCTGATTACCCCGCTGGCAGCAGGCGCGATTACCGCCCTGATTGAAGAGATGCGGGGCCGAACCATGAATGTGCTGAAGCCAGGCTGGCCATTGTTCCAGAGTATGCGCAGCCCCAAGGGAGTCCCGCAGCCGCTGGACGAAACCCAGGTGTGGCGGATCTTGAACCAAGCGGCCAAAGAGTGCGGCATTAAAGAGCATATTAGTACTCACAGCCTGCGCAAAACCTATGGCTATGCTGCAAACCACGCCATGACAGAGGCCGGGCTGCCGGCTGGCCAGGTGATGGAAACGCTGCAAAACAAGTTCCACCACAGCAGCCAGAGCATTACGATGCGCTACATTGGCTTGAGCCAAGAGCAGATTGATGCAACGGCAATGGCGGTAGATACAGTGTTGGGGGTGCCGCCGCTGGCTACTGTATAACGATGCCCATTGAATTTGGGTGCCTGGCAAGCACCCACTTTTTTACTTTTATTAAATACAAGTTTTCGCAAATAAAGGAGGCAAATAATTTATGGAAAATCACGACACAAGTACCATCAATAGCTCCGCTAGATATTGTTTGGCAAAGCCGGGCGACAAGGTGCGAATTACCAAAACACACCGGGCGGATATACGCCAATATGCGGCCTGCGAGGGCGATACATTCATAATTACCAAAGTGGTGGACGGCCAGATCCCCTATGGGCGGTAGCTGCAGCCGAGCGGTATGCTGGCGGTCAGGGAGCTGAAGCTTGACCCAAACTGCTGTACGTTGCTTACACCGGCTGCTACACCAGAGCCAACCACGCTGCGCAGTGTGACGATTGATGTGAGCGACCCAGAGGCAGCACATAAGGCCGTGGATGATGCGTGCGCAGAATACCAGGCCAGCCAGACGAGCCGCTGGAGCACGGCAGAGACATGCAGCGCAAAACTGAGCGCCAGGAAAATGATGGCCACGCTATGTGAGCAGGGTGTCAGCATGGTTTGGTTTATTGAATCAGATCCAGACCTCCGGCACGTTTGCTTGGAATGCTACAATGGTACGCCGAACACATGGGCGAAAAGTCATGGCTATTCTACCAACTATGTGCAAATCACCTTTAACGATAACGTAGACTTCAATGAATGGATTGGCCGTTACGCCTGCCTGTGCGCATTAACGGGCGAACCTGTTGCCGATATTGTTATGCGCAGCATCAAGATTGACACCTGAATAATTAACAAAGTTTTGGAGGTAAAAAACCAATGAAGAAAATTCCTACCTTATATAAACGCGAGTTCAGTGACCACAAGATTACCGGAATCCATGACGAGATTACGCCGGGCTGTGAGGCGGCGCTGACGGACGAGAGCATTGCCACATTGAAGATTGACGGTGCCTGCTGCGCGATTATTAACGGCGAATTCTACAAGCGCTTTGATGCCAAGCCGGGCAGAGCAATGCCGGAGGGCGCGATCCCGTGTGACGAGCCAGACCCGATAACTGGCCACTGGCCCCACTGGGTGAAAGTGGCGGCAGATAACCCCGCGGACAAATGGTTTGTGGCGGCACGAAACAACAGCTGGGATGACCTGCCGGATGCAACCTATGAGGCGATTGGACCGCACTTCCAGAAGAATCCCTATGGGCTGGACAAGGATGTGCTGGTGCGACATGGCACGATCAGTATTGATATCCCGAACCTAAGCTTTGAGGGAATCCGGCGCGGGTTGGAGTTGGCCGCCATAGAGGGCATCGTGTTCTGGCATGAAGGAGCACCGCTGTGCAAAATCAAGCGCAAAGACTTTGGCTTTAAGTGGCCGGTGACGCAAGACGAGCTGAACGCGGAGTTTGGGGCAAATAATCCTGATCCGTGCGAGTTGGTGCGGCGAACGGCGGCCATGTACAGCAGGCATGAATTTCCGGCAGATATGACCAAGATGTTTGATGCTGAACATGAAGTCACCAAGGAGGAAACGAAGGCATGAAAATTATTGACTTCGAACGCAAGGGCAACCTGGTACGGTTCTACCTGGGTGATGATGACCTGGTGGAATGGTACGGCGATGACTGGAACGATACGCCTTATGAACACAACGCGGAGCGAGTCTATGACAAATTCATCAAAGGTTACTGCGATATGATGTTCCCGTTTGACGACCTGGTACTGGAACCTTGCTGCGGGACCTGCAACAGCGGCTGGTGCAAAGACGATATGGTGGCGCAGAAAGTGCCCTGTATTATTCAGGTGCCGGCTACAGTACATAGTGACAGCTTTGATGAAAGTTTTGACCACTGGGTAGGGGCCAAGGGCGTACATAAATTTTATTTTGGCAACCATATGGAGCCGAGCGCTATGGCCATTTTTCAATCCTAATTTTTGAATAATAACTTTAGAGATCTTTTAACTTAGAGGTGTTAGTATGAATTGCCCTTATACACAAGAGTGTGAACCTGAACTTTACAAGGCTTATATGCAAGGTTATACACAGGGTGCTACAGATGCTGGGGAAAAATTATGGGGCTTGTTTAATGAAAACAGCAAGATTGCTACCTGGACTAGAGTGGGAGAATACTACTCTGTATGTTCTAACTGTAGTTATGTACACCACGGGCATACCACGGCCCCCATTTGCCCACAATGCCACGCCAGAATGACCTGGACACAAGAATAAGGAGAAAAACCACAATGCGATTGATTGATGCTGATGCCATGCAGGTTGAATGGCTGACCAAAGAACTCGACGACAGAACTTATGACACAAACGATGTGCTTGATAGCATTGACGAGCAGCCTACCATTGACCCTGAATATAAAAGACCCGCAACTTATATCGTTGGTGAACAGGTACAAACGGAACACATTAAGGACTACACCCATACAATCGCCGTAATGTTTGAAGACATGGTAGATTATGCAGACCGCAATGGCCTTGACCGGAACGAGGTAGTAAGCGAGATGCTGCACGACATGAATGCCATGAGCGGCTATTGCGATATGAATAAATACCGGCCGTTGCCGGAATAAGGATGAAAAATATGACGGAACAAGAATACATTAAACAAGCACCAACAGCCACGATTTTTGACGGCTTAATTAAAGCAAAAAGCGTCCTGAACAGTCATAACAACATAATGGTTTCTATAAGTGGTGGTGCAGACAGTGACAATATGATTGACATTGTTGAACATCTGCGCCCCCGTGACGATAAACACCATGTTACATATGTGTGGTTTGATACGGGTGTTGAAATGGATGCCACAAAGCGGCATTTGTCATTCCTTGAAGAAAAATACGACATTAAAATCCATCGTGAGCGCGGGAAAATGCAGGTAGCCGGAGCAGTTCGTAATGTTGGTTATCCGTTTTATAGTAAGCAATTTGCCGAGTACATTGGACGCCTACAGAAACACAATTTCCAATGGGAAGATGAACCGTTTGATGTCCTGTGCGCCAAATACCCGAATTGTAAGGCTGCCCTTCGCTGGTGGTGTAACGCTTGGAAAGACGAACCGCATAAACCACTCCAGACCGAAATTGCATCTGCTAGGTTTCTTAAAGAGTTTATGATTGAGAACCCTCCGACTTTCAAAATTTCAAGTCGTTGCTGCAATGAGTCTAAGAAAAAAGTAGGAGATTCCGTGCGGAAAAAATATGGAGGAGACATCCAATTAGTCGGGATACGAAAAGCTGAAGGTGGAGCGCGTTCAACGAGTGTTAAAAGTTGTATGACAGACGGAGCGCATGGAAAGCAGTATTATCCACTGTTTTGGTGGAAAGCTGAGGATAAGACTGCGTTTGAAAATACTTATGATATAACTCACAGCGATGCCTACACAGTATACGGATGTAAAAGAACGGGATGTGCTGGATGCCCGTTCGCTGGACGTCATAACAAAGAACTTGCCATGCTTCATCAATATGAACCAAAATTGGCGAACGCTGTAGAACATATTTTTGCCCCAGCATATGAATATGCCAACAAATATCAGGAATACAAAAATATGCGTAAAGCTATGAATAAGGGGTCTTGATAATCATAATTGAATTATGGCGGGGCAGCTGGAAGCCAGTAGGCAAACTTGATCTTGAATAATTGGGTCAAGGACAATAACACCTGTATTTTTACAAGGAGATTTTTTATGGAAAATTTGCAGGTATTCAAATACGAAAATAACGATGTGCGCACGGTGGAGATGAACGGCGAGCCGTGGTTTGTATTGAAAGATGTGTGTAAAGCACTAGGAATCGCAAAATATCGTGATGTGGCAGACAGATTGGACGCAGACGAAAGGGCGCCGATTAGAGTGGACACCCTTGGCGGCGCACAAGAAATGACCTGCATCAACGAATCTGGTTTATACAACGTCATCCTGCGCAGCGATAAACCTGAAGCTAAACCGTTCCGAAAATGGGTTACGGCTGAAGTGTTGCCTACCATCCGCAAGCATGGCGCGTATATGACGCCAGAAACTTTACAGGCGGCTATCCTGAACCCAGACATGATGATTCAGCTGTGCCAGCAATTAAAAGCTGAACAGGAGAAAAGCGCCGCATTGGCCGCCACAAACAAACAGTTGGAAAGCGAGAACGCTGAAATGTCTGGCAAAGCACAGTATTTCGATGCCGTGATCGATCGGAATCTGCTGACCAACTTCAGAACCTTTGCCAGCGAATTACATATCAAACAAACTGTGCTGGTTCAGTTCCTACTAGACAAAAAGTACCTGTACCGTGATACACAGGGCAAACTCAAGGCTTATGCGGAGCGCAATGATGGATTATTTGATATCAAGGAGTTTGTTAACCGTGGCAACGGGCATGCCGGAACCCAGACCCTGATCACACCCAAGGGACGCGAGACGTTCCGGCTGCTGATGGAAGCCGAAGGACTGATTGATATGCCGGACGACGCTGAGGACATGGCCGATGCTGGTTGAAACAATTTATACGGGTATAAAGATTTGCGCTTTGGCTAGTGTGTGCGCCTATGGCTGGCTGAGAGTACAGCAGGAACGCAAAGCTGAGACGGCTAAAGAACAGGCAGAAAAAACTACATGCAAGAATTGCTGTTACTGTCGGATGATTATGACTGATAGCCGGATTGTCTGCGAACTAGAAGAGAAGCCGATAGAACAACCTGTCCATTGCACGCTATTTACAGAATGGCCTGAAGACTACACGTCCAGCTTATGTTTATACTGCAAACACTGCAAAAATTATGGCAAGTTTTATGTTCGTTGCGATATAAGCGGGTTGCGTGATAAAGCCAAAATTACCTGTATTAACTATGAAAAGCGCCGCAAATACTTCCCAGATGAAGGAGAAATACACTAATGACCAATGAAGAATTTGAAACCCGCAAGAAAGAGATTGCCAGCAACCTGCAATTATTGCTTGACGAGACGCGGCAACTACATGACTGGATTGTGCTTAACCCGGTAAAAGAAGTCACACAGGAAGACTATAAGGACTGGGAGAATTCGTTCGGTACTCTGCTTGACAGTTTCGAGATCCTAGACTGCAACTAATAAGGAGAAACTTTATGTCAAAGTTAAAAATTGCCAGTGCTATAACTCACGCTTGCGCTGTGGCCACTGCGGTATTGGCTGTTGGAGCTGCCGTACACTTTGCCCTTTACTTAGAAGCTAAAGCGCCAAAGGCTGTAGACACAGCTGCTGTATATACCACGCACAAGATCTCTTACGCATTCCTTGAAACGCGGCCGTATACAAACCGGTATGGCGGCATTTGCGGCGCTGACACATACCTGCACTGCGGAGTGACACAGGATGATGGGAACGTAAAAGAAGAAACCAAGGATGTAGATTACGTCACCATAAAATATTCTGATGAAGATTACAGCTACAAGGCCGACTTTTACGACCGCACCACATACGACAACGGATCGTTCGAAGATCGGTATACCAGCACGGTGTACTACCTGACCGACGAGATGATGCAAGACCTGGGTACCGGAGGCAGCAAATGAGCGAGGCGTGGGAATCTACAGTGGACGCTATACTGATGATTTACATATATGGACCGTTGATGCTGTTGATGTTGGGGATTAACTGTACGCTGTTGATTTTTAGCGTGTGGAAGATTGTAACAATAGCAAAACACATCGCTAAGAAATGTTACGAAAAGTTCATATGTAAAAATTCCATAAACAATAAAAACGGAAAATGAGGTAAAAAAATTTTATGGCACGACTGATTGATGCGGAGGCGTTTGAGGCGTACTGCATTGAGCGCGACCCGAAGTATTCAGAGGCCGAATGGCAGGCTTACCTGGATGGCGTACAGCGGGTTTTGGAGGCCATTGATGCGGCACCCACCATGACAAAATATGTGCGGTGTGAGGATTGTGACGAGGTGGTGAACTCCACTATACGCCCAGATTTATACTACTGCACATTGCATTACTGCGAGACAACAAAGGAGGGATTTTGTAATGAAGGGCATGTCGGATGAAAGTTATTGGGATCGGGGAGAACTGCTCTGTGCGTACGTGCGCGGCGAAAAAACGCTGGATGAAGTCATGGACACGATTGAGCTGATGCTGGCGCGGGATGTGTGGGCAACGATGGATAAGATTAACCCCATTGGCGGACATGGCCCTGCAAGCCCTTATGACGAGCCTTTGATGGCAGAAACAAACTATTCAGCCCAGCTAAGATACGAGCTGGAAACGCCTGTACGGCGGGCTAAGGAGGTGGATAAAGCACATGACAAGGCTTGAAAAATTACAAAGCGCAACGGCGGACGATCCGGCCAACCTGTTTATTATCATGGATGACGAAGGCGGGTACCTGCCGCTGCTGATGCCAATGAACCTGGTGAAAGATCCTGACAACCTGGACGAGATTATTCAGGACCAGAACAAATGGCTACAGGGCGAATATTGGCCGGGAGATTTTGGGCTTGGTTGTTTTAAGGAACCAGTAATGCCGGAACCAGCGATCTATTCATAAACCGCGACACCGCACGGTATAACATGGTCTGAGACGCGCAGGGACGCGCTGTGAACCACGACACAAGGAAATACGACATTGCAATACCTAAACCAGCAGGATGCGTTAAAAGCGCTGGGAGACGAGCTTGCAGTGTGGGACGAAGAAGACCTGGTTGAGATACAGGCATGGCGCGACTGGGATGATCATAACCAAGCAATCAGTGCCGTTACGCCATTACCTTTTGAGCTGCGACCATTATGCCCGGAAGAACTGTTCAGTACAGAAGGAAAGAGCGTGATTTTATCAGCACCGGATCAGCCAGGACTGAATAAACGAGTCGTGACCTGCAACGGCATGAAAACCAGAGGGATACACCAATGGCTTGACCTAAACGGACAGCGCTATGACCTGGGACTATTTTTGAACCGACACGTTATGGCCTGGGAGATTGTATAAAACCAGGAACGAAAAAACCAAGGAACGATCCCGCCAAAACCCATGCGCCCACACACAGTCATGAGGGACGGTTGAGCTTGGGATGCACGCAGAACAAGCGAAACGGTCGGCGGATACGAATTCCCGGAGGGCCAAACGCCGAGCAAAAGTACCACCTATATTTCTTTATTAAGGTTTTTCTTATTAAGCGTAAGTGAATGTTGGTTTTACCCCAGGTTTTTCGTTGTTCAAAAACGGATTGGACTGCGGATTTTGCATCGTTTCTGAACATCGTTTTCCAAAATGCGTTTTTCGAGTCGTTTTTTAAGAATTGAATGATTATTTTCGAGCTGTTTTTTAATGCGGCAAAGGAGTGTTTTTTAATGTATACGAATGGTTCCTACTTAGCAAAGCAGGTTATGCAGGTGCCGGAAGAGTTGATTTTGCGCAAGGATGTGTCGGAGTTACTGCCGGTTTACATGCTGATGTACGCAAAGTATTCGCCGTTTTACGATTTACGATTTTACAGTTATACGAGCCTGTCAGAGCTGGTCGAGCTGGCTGGAACGTTTGGGAAAGATTGCCAGCACCGCAGATATTACAACCGTGCGGCAGATGCAGTTGAGTTTTTAGAAGCATGTGGCGTGATTATGACAGAGGGGTACAACCGGGCAAAACCGACCAAACCGTTTAAGTATCGGTTCAAAGATCTGAACGAGGTGTTTGGCAAAGAAGACAAGGACGGAAAGTTTGGTTATGCTTCACTGACCTCAAACGAATATTTCTTGCTGCTAAACAGAGTGGCTACTGCCTATTCTACCGGGCGTGGCACGAACAATTTGTACCGGATCTACTGTTACCTGCGGTTGCGGTACCGCCTGTGGCAGCGTACATACGGTAAGGAAAAGATGGGGTTTGTGGCAACGTGGGTAGGATATATTAAAGCGATTTCCAAAGAACTGCACTTGGCCGACAAGACCGTATCAAACGCCATCCGGGTTATGTACCAGTGTGGGCTGGTTATCCCGTACTACGGAGCGATTGAAAAGGGAAACCTGGAATCTGACCGGCCGGAGATGATTTTGGCGCTCCCGCTAATGTGTGGCGACAACATGGTGGAGAAGGTTGTGCGCGAAACAAAGAACCGGTACCGGCGCAAACCCAACCGAGCAGGCTCCAACTGGTACCCGGCAGGCCAGACATGCGGAGCGGAGGAGGTGATGCCGGAACCGGAACAGGAACCCGCACCAGAGCCGCCGATGGAAGAGTTGTGCAACACCCAGTTTTGCGACGGGTGGGAGATGCCGCCTGATAACTACAGTGACTGGGGATTGCGTGAGGATGAAATATTCTAAGCAGAACGAACGTATATTGCCCACTTCACCTTTTCTACGAAAAATATTTTTTTGGAGGTATAAAACTTTGAACAAGAAAGAAGCTGAAACTTTGTTGATACTGACAAATTTTCTGCATGACCTGTGGCAGGGATTTAAGGCCATGGTGCTGGTTGGAAGCTGCATTGTGGTGATCCGGCTGGCGTTGCAGATGTTGGGCACTGTGGCCACGGTTGGAATTTTTGTGGCGCTGCCGGTTTTGTACGCGCTGCTGTGGGCGGCACTTTCCCGTGAGGCGTTTGATAGCGGGCGGGTTAGCATTGAAAAGATTTACAACCTGGAAAAAGCCGAGGACAAAGAGAATGACCCGGATAACAAGGAGGACGAGTAATGTTCGCACCACCACTATATATTGTGCGAAAGTTGAACCTGACCTACATTATCAACCATGACTATAACATCCAGATCAGCCAGGAGGAGGAAGAGCGCTTTTATGTAAAGCAGGGTGACAACATGCTGTTCCGGCAGATCCGGCTGCTTACATACGAGAGCAACGAGTACAACCGGTTTGTTGTGTTTGTGGATTGCGTGGGTGGCCAGAACAAGAAGGCGGCCATGAAGCGGTTGATCCAGCACGGGTTTAAGATTGGAAAGCAAGAGTTTGTGCTGAGTGAACGCAGCGCCAGTATGGTGCGGCAGGGTATCTTGAGCTTTGTGGACAGGCGGTTGGCCCACGACCTTGACGTGAGAATCACGATGGGAATACAGATCCAGGAAACAGTATTGAGTAGTTGTTAACATTGCTCCTATAACAAGTAATTGTTATTAGCAAACTCCTTTAATTGCTGGAACGCCTTTAGAGCTTAGTAGGCTACAACACAGTGATGAAACAAGCGCAAGTGTGAGAGCTAGAAAACTACCAAGATTAGGTAATCAGCAGCGAAGCTCCGAACAGGGGAACGTTCATCGACTACCGCGAATGCGGGTAAGGCATAGCGCCGAGAATGGGGAGCATCCTACTGGGATGAAGATATAGTCAGTGCATCTATGGAAACATAGAGAAATGAGGCTTGCAAAACTCGCTTTAACAATAAAGAAAAGAAGGAGGTGAGAAAACATGTTAGTTGAAAATCAGTTTGTTGAAGTCAATGGTAAGATGGTTGATGCAAAAACATTAAGTCATGTGTAAAGCTGCGCTAGAAAACAGTAATGTTGTAAAGTACAGCTTTGACGAGTACAAGATGCTTTGATATATATTGCAAGCTGAAACTTTTGCGCCTAGCGAACGCAGAAGAACAAACCAGAAATTTTACGCTTACCGCGGCCTGATGTATTCCAGCTGCCACTGCATTGAGAACTGGTACCCGACCATTGTGGTGGTGCCGGACTGTTTTGTGACGATACCAAACCAGAACATTAAATATGTATATGACCGCAAGATCCAGTTCAAAGACCGCAAGACCGGGGCTGACCGCGAGTGGGTGCAGAAAGACATTGCAGAAACTACCCGCGACATTGAGATAAATGCCTTTGACGGCTGCGGGATTGCACACCCCAAGATTATGCAGGAGATACAGCAGCGATTGGGTAGCGAAACACCCGTAACCAGTGTGGTGTGGCGTATGCCGTACTTTAAGGGCGTGCTGAACCAGATGGATTATGAGACGTTTTTTGCAGAACGCGGGGTACGATTCATCAAAGACATTTGGGGTGTGGAACACGATGTCAGTCCAGGGGCTGAACCCAAGATTATTGCCTGCGAGAGCATGTACAAGGGGTACAAGTATTTTAAGAAGACCGGCACGATTGCGGACTGGGAAGAATACTGGTACCAGTTCAAGAAGAACAAGCACTGCATTGGCATTGCAAAGTGGCAGTTTGACATTGACACAGAACCGCTATACACACGCGGCAACTATCAAATTTTGCAGGACCTGGATTTGCCGGTAGACGAGTTTGAGCATCTGGCAGATTACAGCATTGATTGGGTTGAAAAGATTGAGAACGGCGACCCGGTATACACCTACTGCTTTTTGGGTATGCTGGCTGACCGGCACAAACCGCTGAATAATTATTGCGCGGCGATTTTGAAGAACCCGGAGATGCTGAAAGAGGAGGGGGTGCGAAAATACATAACCAACCTGCTTGGAAAATATAAGGACGACATGAAGTGCGGCAAGTTGTGGCTGCGCGGAAGCTTTAAGTTCTTAGTGCCTGACCTGATTATGCTGATGGAACACATTGCCGGCCTACCTTTGAAGGGAGCGCTGGAGGCCGATGAGTTTTACAGTTTTGACAGAACAGGGACAACGCTTGGCGAACGGCTGATTGAACGCAACCCGCACATTTGCAAGAGCGAGCATGTGATCCTGAAGGGCGTGACCAACCCGCTGCTGGAAAAATATTGCGGCCAGTTGGTAAACACGTTGATTGTTAATTGCAAGAGTATTACCCCGCAGAGATTAAACGGCGCGGATCGAATGATGGTCCGGGGCTGTGGTAACACAGCATTTGGAACGGTGTGAACCCCTCGTCAGGGGTGTGGCCCATATGGGCTGCTAACAGGGAATGCCTGCCTGAGAGACGGCAGGAGAATCCTGTGGCTGGAAACGGCTGCAACGACTATCTGGGATGAGTGTACCAGGGTAAGGCTGCTATTGACACGCAGTTTGGAGCGCACCGCTGCCGGGAAACCGGTAGAAGATATAGTCTATACCTATGAAAAAACAACGTAGGTATGTACGATGGAGATCTTTGTTTGCTTCTTGACAGCCCTTTGATGATGAAGGGTGTGGATAGGAACGCAAAAATTGTAATTGACATTGAAGATAAAGTAACTGCGCTGGCGGAGAAGGACACGATCCAGAACCGCACGGCGTGCATTATGCGCAGCTTGAAGAGTTTGATTGGTGAGATTTCCAATTACGCGAGCTGCTACCACAACAAAACACCAAAAACCGAGAAGCAGAAAGAGACATACGCCCGGTATGTTGATCTGCTCTCCATAACCAACGGTGGCTTCGCCGTTGTAAAACCGCGTGAATGCCTTATCAGCAGTGTCGCCTAATAGGCGGCTAACGGTGAAACTCTTTACAACACAGCGTAAAGACAATACCGTGCCAAGCTTTGATTGCCAGTTACTGGTAATTACTGAAGGTGTAAAGACTAGGGGTGATGAGTGTAGCCCTGTAGGCCGGGAGATGATAGCCCGGACGCCAAGCGCGTGGCCATGGAAACATGGAAGAGATAGTCTGGCCTGTATGGTGACATACGGGGTAATTGAAAAACGAAAGCCATCAAGAATCGGTGGCCCTGTGCGGTGACGCGCAGTGGAAACAGCTGGTGAACCTGCAAGAGCAGGGTGTACACAGGACAAATGTGGAAACGCAGGAAATGGCGTTTTGTCTGTGTGCTAACAGGGAAACTATCATGGTTGATACAATCCTGTGCCAAGCCTTATACATATAATAAGGAAGGTCAAGAGACTAGCCCGCAAGGGATGTACGCGATCCGGTGAAAATCCGGCGTGGAAGTGCCAGCCTCTCATACACGCCAAGAGTGTGAGATGATGATATAGTCCACAAGCAAGAATGCGATTTTGCAAAAACCGGTGTGTTGTACCCGGTGCCGCGGCAGATTGCCAAGTATGGCAGACCTTTGCCGTATTTTATGAAATATGCAAGCCCGTACTACAAGCGGATGAAGCGCCTGAGCTGCGCCCACAGCAACATGAATAAGATGTGTTGGGTTATTGAAAAGTGGGCGGACGGGCTGCGCCACAAAAGGAGTGACGGGTTTGATTACACAATTATGATTGACGCGGAGGTGGGATTTAGCCAGGAGCATTTTGATGCGATTGAAAAAATCTATTTTGAGTTTAATAAAACGGTAGCCGAGCTGGCAGAAACTGAATACCATTGCCGTTACTTTGACCGGTTCAAAGATGAGCTGGAGGCTGAGGGCGTTACAAAGGAGTTTGCCGCCAACTTTGAGGTTGACTGGCAGCTGTACTATAACAAGTTCCGTGCCCGGTGTGCAGAGATTTGCCTTGACCCCAAAGAACTGGCCAACATTGCTGTGATGCTTTGCTACCAGAAATACCCCCGCCGCAGCAAGAAGTTTATGTGGGTGGTGGCCGGCACCGGCATTGTGGAGAATATCCAGCAGGTGAACATTTGCTTGCCGCAGCTGTGCGATGACGGTGAATACGAGTACCTGGGTAAGCGTTATGCCCTGGTGCCGGTTGGCAACGAACTGAACATTGAACCGATTGAAGGAGGAGAGGGGTAATGTATTACAGCTATTATTGCAATGAAAAGATGCTGCTGGATAACTTTGACGATTACAATGAAAGCCCGCGGCTGTTACGGCGGCTGTTGGCGCAGAGTGGGTATGAGCCAGATTTTTGTGCAGATATGCAGCTGGCCCATACAGACCCCAAGTACATAAGGCAGTATGACCGGTTGGACCTAATCCAGCAGTACAAGAAAAAACAGCTGAAGAAGTGTGGACTGCGGCAGGTTGACAAGATTTGCCTTTATGAGAGCGACCTGACTTACATCCGGCTGGCGATCCGTACTTATGGGCTGACGCAGCGACAGGTGAAGGTTTTGCTTGGCGTGATTGTTATGTGCCGGCTGAATGGTAGTGACACGCTGGATCTGATGAATCGATACAGGATCAAACAGTTTTGCTCTTGCTTTGGGCGAGATGTGACAGCGATACACATTGATGGCGCGAACTGGTGGGACGGTTATGAAGCGCCGGTGGAGCTGGATGTGCTGAGTGACAAGTGTGGTATATTGAACCGAATTACTTGCAAGCCGGGTCCGGGAAGGATTGGCTGTTTGTATGAGTACCCGTTTTATGATCACAAAAGCGAAGGTGTTTACTGCTGGGATGTGACGGCAGAGAACAACCGGTTGGATATGGATAAATTGTGCGCAGAGATTGGGCTGTTTGACAACCGGTACTGCGAAAAGTGTGGGGAAGAGATTGCGTGGAATGCCAAGGCACACTACTGCAAGACCTGCGCGGAATTGGAGAAAAACGCCAAGACATTGGCCCGCGTGACCCGATATAGAAACAAAAATAATACCTTGTAACGCTTGAAGCTGAAAACCCCCTATATATGATTATAGAGGGTGGAGTGCCCCTGACCATTATGGCCGGGGGTTCTTTTATTCTCAGATTATTTTTTTATAAGGAGATTTTTGAAGATGATTGTTATTTCTAAGGAAGAAGCAAAAATGTTGCGCAAGAAGTTCCCCGGTGTGCATATGGTTACGACCGTGAACAAAACGATGGTGGACGAGCTGCCGTATGTGCTGCAGGCTTTGCCCAACAACTATTTTGCGCAGGAAGCTTTGGCTGAGATGGAGCGTGACCAGCGCCGCACCGGAATTGTGAATACACGGGGTGACGTGAATGCTTGAACTGCACAAGCTTGCCAAGGAAACTGACAATGAATACATCTACCGCATTTGTGCTGCCAAGGACCAGATTGGCACCTGGGACGATGTGGCGGATGTGATCAATAAAGAGCTGGGCCAGGACAAGGATGAGTGTGTATACCGCAAGAACTGGAAGGCGTTCAGCATGCTGGCGCACGCCAGTGAAACCAACTTGAGTGATGCCCAGCAGATTTTGGGCGAGATTAAAGAGCAGCGCCGCGAGCTGGAGAAAGAAAAGGTTAAGCTGCGGGACGAGCGCAATGAAGTGAGCCGCCTGATGCGGGTACAAGCCCGTGGAGAGAGCATGCGAGAGCTGATTGAACGGCGGTTCAGCGCTTATAAGCCGGAGACTTTTGAACACATTGGGGTAGTTAGTACAGAAGCACTGACGACCGATCTGATTGTTCACCTGACCGACCTGCATGCGGGAGTCAAGATTGAGAACCTTTACAACAGCTTTGACCAACAGGTGCTGCGTGCCCGGCTGAAGCGCTATGCGGAAAAGGTGTATGTAATCCAGCAGCGCCACAATGGCCAGAACTGTTTTTTGGTGCTGGGCGGAGACCTGGTAAACGGTGAGATCCACCTGAACAACCGGTTGGAAAACAACGAGAATGTAGTGGACCAGGTAATTAGCGCTGGGGAAGCCGTGAGTTGGTTTGTGGCTGAACTGAGCCGCATGTTTGAACATGTATACATTTATAGTGTGCCGGGCAACCATAGCCGGGTGTTCCCCGCCAAGGAAGATAACCAGCACGGTGAATACCTGGACAAGCTTGTGACTTATATTGTGGACGCACGCTGTGCGGCACTTGGCAATGTAGAAACCTACCAGAATACGATTGACGAGACGATTGCGGACTTTATGGTACGCGGCCGACTGGTGTATGCAGTGCATGGTGACAAAGACACACCGGGCAGCGTGGTACAGACCTTGACTATGATGACAGGTGATAAGCCTGACATTGTGCTGATGGGACACCGCCACACCAATGCCCTGACGACTGTATACGATACGAAAGTATACGAAAGCGGCTGTGTGGATGGCGCGGACAGTTACTGCATGGATAAGAGATTGCGAAATAAACCGGAGCAGAACGTGCTGGTGGTGAATGCTTACGGCGTTGACTGCTGTTATGATATTACGCTGGATTAGAGCGTGGGATTTTTTGATGAGAGGGGATGGTTGTTAGAGTGGGTGAGTATGAGAAGAAGCAGCCCGAATACTTTTGCAGTTATTCGGCGCGGCTTACGAATTTTTTGAAGGCGTTTGGTTTGAGCTATGAGAGCCGGCAGATAAACCCCATTACCCAGACAAGCTACTGTGTGTTTAAGCGCAGCCAGAAATTGATGGATGTGGTGGAGTTTTGGAACGAGTGCCGGAACAACTTCCGTGATTATGATGAGAACGGGAACCGCGCCGATAAGGAGGGTGACTGAACATGGCCGGAAGACCGAAAGGCTCTAAAAATAAAGCTACAATTTTACGAGAAAACGCAGAAGCGCAGGCCAAGATCCGCCGCATGATGGCAGAGGACGATGGGCCTGCGTATTTTGTTTGCGCCTGTTGCGGCAAGCGGTTTATGCACCAGAAGGATAATTTTTCCCCTGCGCAGAGCGAGCTGTGGCGAGGGAATAACCATTACTTCCCGGTATGCAAAAGCTGCATGGACAAGCTGGTTGACCATTACACCCAGGCGCTGGGCAATGAGGATGAGGCCATGAAGCGGGTGTGCATGCTGTTTGACATTTATTACAGCGAGGGCCTGCTGAAAAGCACGGCAAAGCACGCCCCGAACACAAGCCGGATGACAGCTTGGATCAGACATTGCAACATGACCCAGAACCATGGCAAGACCTTTGATACCTACCTGGAAGAAATTAACGGGCGGGTGATCAATGATGTGAGCGATATCAGCGAGACACGACCAAACGGCGGCAAGGTAAGCCAGCGCATGGTTGGGTTTTGGGGGCCAGGGTTCAACGAGGCCGAGTATGTGCGGCTTGACAATGAGTACAAGGACTGGATTACCCGGTATGAGTGCTCCACAAAGGCGCAGGAAGAATTGTTCAAAGCAATCAGTATGGCGCAGATTATGCTGACAAAGGCATACCAGACGGGTGACACCAAGAAGGTAAAAGAGGCCAGCGATACTTTGCAGAACCTGCTGGGTAGCGCCAATATTAAGCCGAACCAGACGAACGATAATGCGCTGGCAGAGGCAAATACCTTTGGCACTTTGATTAAAAAGTGGGAAGACAAAAAGCCGATCCCGGAAGCTGCGCCTGAATGGAAAGACGTGGATGGGATTGGTAAATATTTCCGCACTTGGGTGACAGGGCCAATGATGGAGCTGTTTAAGATCAAGAACCCGTGGCAGAAAGAATACGAGGAAGGTATGGCACCTTATACGGCGCACCGACCTGAATATACCGGCGGAGAAGAGGAAGAGAACGAGAGTATCCGCAACGCCATTTTTGGCACCCCAGGAGAGTGAGGTGGTGCCTGAATGGTGAAGAAAACTGCAAGAGAGGTTACGGAAGATAAGACAAGCCGGATCATGAATGCCGTGGCGCTGTGGGCCAGCTTTTACCGGGCAAACCCGCAGAGGTTTTGCAAGGATTATTTGAACGTAAACCTGAAGATGTTCCAACAGATTTTGATTTATTGCATGGCGCTATGTACAAATTTTTGTTTTATAGCGGCGCGTGGTCTAGGCAAAACATTCCTATGTGCAATTTTCTGCTGTTGGAAAGCGATCTTGTACCCAGGTAGCTTGATTGTGATTGCGAGCAAAACGCGAAACCAGGGCAGCTTGGTACTGAAAAAGATTGAGCAGGAGTTGGTGCCGCGAAGCCCATTACTGCGCAGTGAGATAAAAGATATAACGATAAACCAGAGTGTGGCGAAGATAACCTTCCGCAATGACAGTGTGATTGAGGTTGTGACCGCCGCGGATACTGCCCGTGGCGGCCGTGCGAGTTTGCTGATCATTGACGAGTACCGCATGGTTGACAAGGAAGTGCTGGATCTGGTTTTGAAGAAGTTTTTGAACTACATCCGCCACCCCGGCTACATGGACAACCCCAAGTACGCCCATTTGGCGGAACGCAACCAGCAGATGTACCTAAGCTCTGCATGGTTTGAACAACACTGGTCATGGGATTTGTGCAAGGATTACTTTGTGAACATGTTTGACACCACAAAAAATTACTATTGTTTCCGATTCCCGTACCAGATGAGTATTAAGGAAAACCTGCTGCTGAAGAGCCAGGTAGAAGACGAGATGACAGAATCGACGTTTTCTGACATACGGTTCCGCATGGAAAATGAGGCGTTGTTTATTGGTACGACAGACGGCGGGCTATTTAGCTTTGACGATATTAACAAGCAGCGCAGGATCATAAAAGCGTTCTATGCACCAAACATGATTTTGAACAATAAGGCGGCTTGCCAGTTGCCGGCCAAGAAGACTGGTGAGAAGCGGATTTTGACGGTTGATATTGCCCTGATGAGTTCTAAGCGCCGCGACAATGACGCCACCAGCATCTTTTTGAACAGTTTGGTGCCCGACAGTACGGGCAAGTGTACCAGCAACATGGTGTACACCGAAAATTGCGAGGGTATTATTACGCAGGATTTGGTGCTGAAGCTACGCCGCTACTTTAAGTATTTTGAGTGTGACTACATTGGCATTGACGCAAAGGGTCTTGGTGCTCCTATTATGGATCTGCTGATGCACGAGTGCTATGACCCGGAGACGGGCGAGACATACCCACCGCTGAATTGCTGCAATAACCCGGATTTCCAGGAGCGGTGCCCCGACAAGACGGCACCCAAGGTGATTTGGGCGATCATGGGCAGCAGCCAGTTTAATAATGACGCGACAATTGCGTTGCGAAGCGGAATCCAACAGGGGAGAATCCGGTTTTTGGAATCCGAATATGACTGCGAAGAGATTTTGCGGGCGAATATTAAAGGTTACGACAAGCTTTCACCCATGGAGAAGATGGCGCTGCAGATGCCGTATATCAATACCGGATTGGCTGTAAATGAGCTGGTAAACCTGGAATATGAAGCAACGAATAATTTGATCCGTGTGCATGAGAAGCCCGGCGCACGCAAGGACCGTTACAGCAGCCTGAGCTACAACTATTACATTGCGCTGCAGGTTGAACGCATGATGAGTAAAAACTTTATGCGCAATAAGAAGATTGAAATAAACTTTAGAGCGCCCAGACTGCGGCATTAAGGAGGCGGCTATATGGAAGAAATACAGCAGAAAAAGGTCGCCATGATCAGCCCGGACGGCAAGAAAAGCTTTGTGCCATTGACGGAATTTATGAGTAAGGTGCGGTATGCGAACCTGGCAAACGTGAAGATCCGCGACCTTGAAAATAACCGCGACTACAACCCTACTTATAAAAAGTACACCAAGAGCCAGATTGTTACCTATTTGGCGAACCCGGCCAACTATGAAGTGCAGCTGCGGCAGATGAGCCAATACCTGTTCAATATTTCGAACTATTACAGACGGCTGATCCAGTATTTTGCCAACATGAGCACATTCAGTTACATTGTGGTGCCGTATGGCGTTGATTATTCCAAGAATGTGAACCTGCAAAAATTCAAAAAAGGTTACTATGCGGTGACGGCACAGTTGGAAAAGATGAACCTGCGGCACGAGTTCAGCCGGGCATTGGTGGTGGCGTTCCGTGATGATGTGTATTACGGATACGCATGGGAAACGAACGACAGCTACACATTCCAGCAGCTGGATGCAGACTATTGCAAGATCAGCAGCATTGAGGATGGTGTATACAACTTTGCGTTCAATTTTTCTTACTTTGATTCCCACAATGAGCGATTACCAAATTTTCCGCCGGAATTTACCACGATGTACAGTGCGTACCAGAAGGATTCCGGCTTGAAGTGGCAGGAGCTGTCAAGTGAGAATTCTATCTGTTTGAAAGTAAACGAGCAGACGTATGTGCCGATCCCGCCGTTTGTGAGCTTGTTCAGCGCACTGGCGGATATTGAAGACTACCGGGCGATCAGCAAGGATGCCAGCGAAGTGAATAATTACAAGGCGTTGGCGTTGGAGATCCCGGTGGGGGATGACGGTACATTTTTGATTGACTACGACCTGTGCAAAGAGTTTTACGACATGCTGTGCAACGTGCTGCCGGAGAACATTGGCGCGATTATGAGTCCGATGAAGATCAGCAGCTGGGACTTTGAAAAAAGTGGAGCTGTGAGCGGCAGTGACGATGTGGCAAAAGCCGAAAATTCGATGTGGAAGCAGGCGGGTGTAAACAACATCTTGTTTGGTGGCGGTGAAGACCCCAGCAGCTCTACGCTGAGCCTTTCTACTGTGAATGACCAGATGATTGTGTTTGCGATGATGCGGCAGATTGAACGCTGGATCAACCGTAAATTAAAGAGTGTTTCGACGGCAGTTAAGTTTAAGGTAAATATTTTAGATGTGACGTATTTTAACCGGCAGGAAGTGCATGACCGCCTTGTAAAAGATGGCCAGTACGGAATGCCGGTGCGCAGTGCTATTATGGCGACAAGCGGATACAGCCCAAGCGATGTGGAAAACATGCAGTACCTGGAAAACACGGTATTGAACCTGGCGGCCAATGAGGTACCGCTGATAAGCTCCAACACGCAGAGCGCTGCTGACAGTGATGCCGCGACAGATGAAGGCGGACGCCCCACCAATGCAAGTGAGGGTAAGGCGCTGACAGACGCAGGCGAGAACAGCAGCGAGGAAGACCTGGCGACAGGAGGCTGATTGAGCGATGAAGCGTGAAGTTAAAGTACGCGGCCATGACGTGGTACTATATTTGCTGCGCCAGAAAAAGAAGCTGGTACGGGAAGAGCGCGACAGTGGCGGCCATACAGTATATATTTTTGAACTTGACGACGATGATTTGAAGGCTGTGCAGGAGTTTGCCGCACAGCAGAAAAAACGAAATTACTTTTGAGAGACCGCTATGCAAGCGGCCTTTTTTAGTTTACGGGGTGATTGGATGTGAGTGAGCGGTTGAACCGCCTGCCAATTACCTTTGAAAAAACCGGAGAAGTGATGGGTAAAGATACGCGTTTTATTAACGTGACGATTGATGTGCTGCATACTGGCGGCAACCTGAACGGATCGCGGTTTGAAAAAGAGGTAGTTGACCGGGCAGCAAAGAGTATTGCGAATACCCCGATCCTTGGATACATTGAGCAGAATGACGATGATGAGCTTGATTTTAAGGGCCACGAACATGAGCTGATTGTGGACGAGGACGGGATTCGATATGTATATGCCGGCAGCGCTTACGGTGTGATACCGGAAAGCTGCAACCCGCGCTGGGTAAGCCGGGATGACGGCACAGGAAAAACACGGGAATATTTGCGCGTTGACGGGTTGCTGTGGACCAAGTTTGACGATTCCTGTGGGATTTTTGAGCGGGATGTGGTGAAAGGGCAGAGCATGGAGATCACCAACATGGAAGGCTATGTGGATAAAGACGGCTACTATGTTGTGCAGAATTTTGATTTTGATGGCTGTTGCGTGCTTTCCACCACTGACCCGCAAATCCGACCAGCAATGACGGGCAGCACAGTTACGGCGAATTTTACCGCCGCGACGATTGCAAGCCAGGTTAAGGATATGCTGGCGGAATACACAGCTTTACAGAGATCTGAATCCTCCAAGGAGGCTCAGATAGATAATTTTGCGAAAGGAGACGATTGCTTGAAAGAAAAAGAAGAAATTCTGGCTTCTTACGGCATTGACGCTTCTACGCTGGAGTTCTCTTTGGAGGAAATTACCATTGAGGAACTGAAAGCGAAGTGTGAAGAGATGGCTGCAGCAAAATCTGCCGAGCCGGAAGAGCCGCAGGGTGAACCGGAAAGTGAGCCTGCCGCAGAGCCTGCTGCTGAACCTGCAGAACCGGAACCCGCTGCGGAACCGGAAGGCGGCGAACCTGCTGCGGATTACAGCCTGAACCTGTGCGACAAGCTGAACGAAGTAAACGAGGCCATTAGCGCTGAAACCATGATTGACCCGTGGGGCTATGAAGTGAGCCGCTATTGGCTGCAGGACGTGCAGGATGACCTTGCTGTTGTGATGGATTGCCAGGATTGGAAGATCTACAGCTTTACCTTTACCATGGATGGCGACAACGTGAAAGTTGATTTTGCCAGCAAGAAACGCATGAAGGTAAAGTACGAAGCCTGGGATGAAGGCAGTGCCGATATGGGCGTGCCCGCGCTGTACAGCACCATGGGCGACAAGGCCAAAGAGCAGACCGAAAAACTGGAGGCTGCCAACAAGCAGTACAGCGAACTGAAAGCAGAGTATGACGAGATGAAGCCGAAATATGATGCTTACGTTGCGGCCGAGGCTGCTGCTGCCAAAGAAGAAGAGAGCGCTAAACGCGAACAGCTGTTTGCCGTTATGGATCAGAAGCTGGATGGCGATGCTGATTATGCAAAGCTGCGAGATAACAAGACGATGGAGTTTACCGTTTTGGAAGATGCTTGCTACAAGCTGTTGGGCAAGAAGGCCGCTGAGTTCAGTTATGTTCCGCCCAAAGAAAAGAAGGGCGAGGTAAACAAGGTACGGTTTGGCGTGAATGGCACCCAAAAAACAGAGAAGCGCTACGGCGACCTGTTTGAACGCTACCTGAAAAATACTGAAGAATAAAAAGGAGTTACATATTATGGCTAACATTAAACATGCAGTTGTTGGTACTGACGGCATGGCTGGTACCATTAACCCTGTATACCTGAAGCACGTCGTTTTTTACAAGGACGGCAGCCCCGCCGCCATTGATAACGGCAACATTATTGCGATTGGCGATGCGATCGGCCCCGAAATCTACAAGGCTGAGGCTCCCTCTGCTACTACTAAGCGCTACATGCTGGCTCTGGTTGCCGGCGTTGAGCTGTTTTATGATGAGACCCGCACCCATTACCTGACCGAGTGGGAGAACGAAGCTGACAAGCCTGTTCGCGTTTATCTGATGGTTCCTCCCGCTGACTCTTTCCGTGTTACTGCTGAAGCTTTTGATGGTGTTCCCCAGAAAGGCAAGTTTGTTGCTTTTGCTGCCAATTCTACCAAGCTGAAGATTGAGGATTCTGAGTCTGCTGACAATGTTTTTGGCGTTATTAAGCACGATCCTGTGAAGGTTGGCTTCGGCGATGGCCAGTATACCTATTACATCGTTGATGTGATCGCCTGATTTTTGTATCAGTGAGTTAGTTATAACTAATTACTGGTGTGGCCTATGCCTACACCTATCTTTATATGTAAAGGAGTATTAACATGGATGAGAAACTGATTAAGCTGGCCGTTGATGGCTACCATGGCCACCTGGGCGAATACAGCGTGAAAGACAGCCAGGAAGTTCTGCGCCAGGCCATGATTGAGGCTAATAATGGCAAGACCAGCATGAACTACAAGGATATCCGCGATGGTAAGTGCAACAACCTGTTTGCTATTACCGAAGTTCTGATTGATAAGGTCAGTGAAGAGGGCCTGAAAGGTGACGAGTTCTTTACCAATTTTATTGAGGACCGCAACACCTCTCTGGGCGATACCAACATTTTCCATACCACCAAGCCGTGCCTGCTGACCGTTGCTGACATTGCTGAAGGTAGCCAGGCTGTGCGCCGCCAGCGCCTGGAAGCCGGCCAGGACATTACCGTGAACACCCAGCTGCGTGCTGTGAAGGTTTACGAGGAAATGAACCGCGTGCTGGCTGGCCGCATTGACTTTAATGACCTGGTTGACACCGTTGGCCGCAGCTTTACCCAGTACGATCTGGACAGCGCTTATCTGGCATGGACCAGCATGTTCACCAAGCTGGACCCCGTTTATACCCAGAGCGGTTCTTACAACGAGGACAAGCTGCTGGACCTGATTGAGCACATTGAGGCTTCTACCGGCGACACCGCTACGATTGTTGGCACCCGTAAGGCACTGCGCAAGATTACCACTGCCACCATGGGTGAGCAGGCCAAGAGCGACCTGTACAGCATGGGCTACCTGGGCCACATTGCTGGCACCCCGCTGGTTGCCATGAAGCAGCGCCACAAGATCGGCTCCACTGAGTTTATTCTGCCTGACGACACCGTTTACATTTTTGCCGGTGACACCAAGCCCGTGAAGCGCGTTACTGAGGGTGAAGTTACCATGCTGATGGGCGACCCGATGAACAAGGCCGACCTGACCCAGGAATTCCTGATGACCAAGCGCACCGGTGTTTCTATCATTCTGGACCGCGACTTTGGTAGCTACAAGTTTGCCTGATAAGGTTTTGAGCTGAACGATACCCCTGCCGCAAGGCGGGGTTCTTTTTTATATAAGGAATATTTTGGAGGTATGTTTTGGCAACTGCGAAGATTACCAATGAGACCATGGTGGAATGCAAGAACGGCACCCATGGCAACTTGTTTTATGCTTCGACCCGCAACCCCGGCTACACCGTTGAGTGGACCGAGTTTGGCGAGGTGCAGGAGATGGACTACGCCGAGCTGCTTGTAATGCGTGGCAGCCAGCCGCGGTTTTTCCGTGATAACTGGATTTTGATTGAGGACGCCAACGTATTGCGCAAGCTGGGTGTGGAACGTTATTACAAGAATGCGCTGACCACGGAGAACTTTGACGAGGTATTTAAGTGGACCCCGGATGAGATCCGCGAGAAGGTGCCCAAGATGAGCGAGGGGATGCGCGACAGCATCCGTATCCGCGCAAAGGAGATGCTGAAAGCAGACCAGCTGGACAGCCGTGCCATGATTAAAGCATTGAACGATGTGCTGGATTGCGATTTGGAAGAATCCGTTGCGTTGGAGGCACCCAAGAAACCCAGAACCCGCAAGAGCGGCGTTGAGATTGTGACGATCGGCGGAACCGAAGAATAATGAGAGGAATGGTGCGGGCCAATGGGCACAAGATACGAGGAAGTTTATGAGCGTTACCGTGGCCAAGTCCGCAACTATGAGTTCCTGGACTACGATGCGGTGACAAGAGAAGCAATGCAGCTAGATCTTTTGAAGATGGCGATCAGCGATTTTGAGGATGTGTGCAAACAGGACCTGAATGATAGGGAAGATGACCTGCTGGAGTTCAACATTACGCTGACGAACCGCGAGAAGGATATTTTGGCACTGGGCATGATTGTGCATTTTGTGCGCCAGTATGTTTATAACACAGACGCATTGCAGAACGGATTGAGCACAAAGGATTTTACGTTGTTTTCGCCAGCCAACCTGTTGGAGAAGATGACGACCCTGCTGACCACGACAGAGCGGCAGCAAATGAAGGAGATTAACCTGTACTCTTTCCGCAATGGGGAAATTTCTAGTTTGACTGAGTGAGGTGGTAGCGTATGAACTATGAGACATATGCTGCTATGCTTTGCAGACACGGAAGTACGCGGCGTGACCGGATGGTTGAAAAGAGCAAACGGGACACGCTGAGAATGGGGCCTGACTCCCCTGCCTATAAAGAGGTAGAGATTGAGGGGGTACCCCACCACATGATGATTATTAGCAGCACGGTGACAAACCAGAAGATTATACGCACCATGCCGGGTGACAACTTTGAGATTGGAAAAATTATGCTGTTTAGTAAAAGCCATTGGCTGATTACAGAGCGTGATGCGGACGATGAAATAACCGTGCGCGGCAAAATTGAGCTGTGTAACCGGAGTATCCAGTGGCAAAACCATGAGACCGGGGAAATTATTACCCGGTGGGCGGTTGTGGACAAGCCGTATTTTTCTAACCTGAACGAAGATGTATACATGACCATTTCCAGCCGCGAATTCCAAGTGAAAATACCGTATGATGAGGAATCGGCTTTGCTGGATGTGGGGAAACGCCTGATGATGGAGCAGATTAACGGCAAGCCTAAAACTTACCGTGTGACCTGTGTGGACGCTATGACAGAACGCTATGACTGGAATGACGCCCAGACGGGATTTTTGGTTTTGAACCTTGAACAGGACCAGCATGTGGAAGAACAGGATAACGCCGAAAAGATGCTATGCGATTACCAGGAGGTAAAGCAGGCACCGGAGGATGGCGAAGTGATTATTAAATACGCGGGCGAACCCAAAGTGCGCATTTGCGGGCGTGGCAAGATTTTTAAGGCCACGATTGATGGCAAGCCGCTGCCGGGATGCACCTGGAGTCTGAGCGTTGATGATAAAACACTTGAAACAAAGGTATACCTTGCCAACAGTGTGCAGTGGAACCGGGTAACTGGGGACAGTTGCCGGGTATGCGCAGAGGATAATGCCGCGCTGAATGGAGCTACCGTGAAACTGACGGTTGTGGCACCGGACGGCAAGAGCACAGACAGCATTGCAGTAAAGGTGGTGGACGTATGAACCTGAGTGAGCTGGGAGAATACAAACACAAAGTAGCCGCCCTGCTGGCACAGGACGACACCATTATTAACCTGCTGCTTGGCCCCGTGGACGATGATACTGACACGGACGAGATGCTACTGGGCGATAAGAGCATTAGCACCGGACATATTTACGAGTTTGAGTATGTGCCGGAGATCAATGAAACGGCGGACACCTACCTGTGCATGGAGACTGTGGTGGCTAAGGCGCCGAGCGATACGGCATACAGAGTGTACCT